TTCACAATGTCCGTGATGGTTTTCGCCATTACAAATAATCCCTCCCCCTGAGCCTATTTTCTGCGTCGAATTTCTTTTCGCCAATCAGACCGAAATATTCACGCTTGAGCCTTGCCGCCTTCGCTTCAGGCGATTCGGGTGGGGTCGCCGCGCCGTATTGCCCTGCCGTTGCGTACAGGTGGGCATGGGCAAGGTGTGAGTTGCCATCGTGCGCCATGTCCTCCGGCTTGGTCAGGTGGAACCGTGCTCCACTGATGGCATCCGCCGCACGAATCGCCGTCTCACGCAGGTATCTGACCTTACCGGGTAGGGCTAAAAACTCACGTACACGGTTCCATCCATGCGCCTGCCGATCAAGTTGCGGGTCACTCGCTCGCATCCACAATCCGGCATCGGTGAAGGCTTTCACGTCGGGTTCCGTCCTGACGCCTTTCCACGTTGACGCGCCCATGTTGTGATCGTAGGTAATCGGGCATCTACGGGGATCAATCCCCCAACGGGTGAGCGTGTCCCTTACCTTCTGAGCGAGCGGGATAGGGCGCATATGCCGCTCCTCCCACGCTTCTACACAGATTTCGTTGCCGTGTGGGTCGGAACACCACAACTCAAACGCTGCCGGGTCGTTATAACCGCCATCCAGACCGCCGTACCAGTTCCACCATGACTGCGGGTAGATTGGTTTGCCATTGCCGTCTACGTCGTCAATGCCGGGCGTTGGCACAAGGTGAACGGCAGGGTCGTACTCAGGAAAGAACGCACCCCCGGCTCTCATGTCGTGCTGTGATTCGCGCAGGAAAGATTGTAAACCCTGTTTGTTGATCTGGCGTTCACAGGCGTCAAGAGGTTGTCCCGCCCATGTCGCCTCACCGCTGACGATTTTGTATGTCCCGTCCTCCTGCTGCTCTACCTCAAGGTTTTGCACAGCAGGTTCAATAGGCGCGACCTTCGCAGACATCAAGAAGTCAGCAGTACGGTTGCGAACTTTCGCCATGATGGACATGGCATGGATAAGATTCTGGACGTAGATAATAGCAAGGTGAGGCGCTCCCGCCCCGATGATGTCGCCCCGGATGCGTTCAATCTTTCTCGCTATCACATCGCCAGAATCGTGTATCTCATCAATGTCGTCAATGATAAGCGCGTCAGGTCTGAAGTTGTCGAGTTTTGCGCCTCGCATCGCCTCTCGTATACCGATGCCCGTGACGTTAAAGCCGTTTGCCGTCCTCAGTTCGTCTCTGCGCCATCCCTGCGACGATCCGTATTTGTTAACCTTACGCTCTACGCCGAGCGAACCAAGAAGCGTAGAGATGCTCTGAACGTGTTTGTTGGCTTGTTCCTGCGTCCCGCAGAGGTACAGGACGTAGCGGCGAGACAGCTTCGCGCACCATCGCGCCGTCCCTATCTCGACAGTAGATGATTTCGCACCGCCGCGCCCCCATGTCTCGACAAGGTCGAATCTAGGCGCAATGTTAGGTTCTATGGCATCGAACCAATCAAAAACCCGCTTGTGACGATCCGCCCATTCCGCCGTTGTGAAGTTGCCGTAGTAGCGTTGTATCCACTCGTAGATGCCGAGTTCCGCGCCGTCCAGCGGTTCCGGTTGCGGAGCGACGATACCCATCTCCTCCGCTTCGCCGAACAACATATTGAACAGGTCGTCAGGTTTTGCGCTCAGGTTAGGCATTTGTCACGAATTGCTTGGAGGGAGGAACGCCGCAGATACCTGACGTTGTTGTTTCAGACGTAACATAATCTCATCCCTGACCGCCGGAGCGCATTGCCCAATCGTATCAAGGACAGTTTTCTGCCATTGTTGAATCTGCTGTATCTCGTAGAGTTTCGCCATCGTGTCCCGCGCCGAATCCAAATAACCACGTGCGGAATTGATAGCGTTTACGAGACTACCAAGCGATTCGCCGTTTTCTTCCGCAAGTTTTATCTGACGTTCCAGACGCTCGTACTGTCGTTGGTATTCGTCATGAGTAAGCCATACCGAGCGTTTTGCCGCCTCAATCTCTATTGGTTGTTTTGCGGCATTGGCAACGGCATCTTGCCTCTGTATTTGCTGGATAATTTTCGTGATGCGAGGCTGTGAAACACCGCACGAAGCTGCTATCTCAGCGTGTGTCCATCCCTGTGCAAGATATTGGCGAATAATATCATCAGTCGGCGATTTCAAACGGGGGGTCATCAGCGTTATAAACTCGTTATTAACTAAGGTTAATTCTCGTCGAACTCGATTGAAATCGCATCAGGCACAACGTCGATAACGTCGATTACCTCAAGCCAGACATCGCACAGATTGACGTATGCCTCGACGTAGCGCAGGCGAATATCATCAGATATCGCATCCTGAGCGCATACCGCCGCCAATTCGATCATTTTTTCGAGCGTTTCGATGTTCATTGTTCTGTATCCTCTGTATCCTCTGTATTGGTATCAGCGAGGGCGTCTACCCATGTCGTACGCCAATCTGTCTCAAATTTTTGTGAGAGCGTGTTGTATTCGTTTAGTTTGCGTTTGCTGGTGTTTCGTAAATCATGCGCTTCCCTGCATTTGTTCGCCTGTGCAATCCTGGATTTTGTCAGCCCTCGCAGGTAGGCAGTGTTATCGTCTACGTCTAACGCTCTGTTGCCTGAGTTGTAGGAGTGCAGGGATACCTCATCGCGGCTTGTTGGCGTTTTGATGCTGTATCCCAATATCTCGCGTTGGGCGTTAGAATTGGCGGTATCAGGTAGATATCCAGCGTGTTTGGCGACGTTGGCAGCGGTATCAACAGGTTTGTACTCTGTCCCTGTCAGTTTCGCAATTTCGCGCTTTTCAGCGGTAGAGAGGGGGCGGCTGTCAGCGTTGGCAACCTCTGAGCGTAGGATATTGAGTCTGCGTACATGATCCATGCAGATACACCTTCCCCCTCTACCTATTACATCCCATGAGCGCTATCAGCATAGTGACTGACAGCGCGGGTCTATGCAGTTTTGTGTAGCGTGTGACTATCTGATATGCCATTGCGACTCACAGTATTTTCACACGCACAATATATCATGTCGTTTTATTTTTGGTAATCATGCCGATTGCGCCGGTATTTAATGATAGGCATTGATATATATTATACTCATTTTGGTATTCTAAAATCTTTTTTTAATTATTTTCGCAAATCCCATTGACATAGGGCGCACAGTGCTGTATAGTAGGTTCGTAGGCGGGACGGACACCAACCGGAACCCGCTAAGAAAGAGAGTTTAGACAAATGGAAGTTTTATCGCTAATCGTCGCTATGTTCGCTATCGCTCTGTCCTACAAAATGGTAGCAGACGATATCATCCGTATCCTTTGCAAAGAACAGGTAAACCCTGTACGTGACAGCAGAGGGCGATTCGTCAAGGGCAACCCCTACCGCTTCAAGTCTGCCGCGTAACCGACACCGAACAAACCAGAAAGAGAGTTTAGACACCATGAACACAACAACCAACAAAAAAGAAAAAATGACCGCCGACCAGGCGGTAACCTTCTCCAAGTTTTCGCCCGCGTCCATCCTCCAAATCGTGAACGCTGTCGCCTCCCGCAAGACTGAGGGCGTCCATGATGGTTGCAACTGTGAACCGTACAGCGATTTCTTCACGTTTAACCGATGGATTGCTCAAGGGTACGGAGTAGTAAAGGGCGAAAAGGCGATCAAGATATCCTCCTTCGTTCCGGTCAGCAAAAACAGCGACGACGACGAGAACCAGAAACTACGCCCTTGCACGGTCTGCCTGTTCTGCCGCTGTCAGGTCAAGTCTGCCGCGTAAAACCAAACCGGGCGGCATCTGTCGCCCCTCTTAAACCCGCTAAGACACGTCCGAAGCCGTGCTGAAAAAGGGTGACGGGGAAAGAAAGAGTTAAGACAATGAACACGATTGAACAGATGAACGAGATGCTGGACATCTTAGGAATTGACGAGAATGCTACGCTGACTAACAGCGGAAGCTACGAAAACGGTTTCTGGCACAATGAACTGGAAGTCGATCTGGAAGAACTTGCGAACGGCAACAAGAACGGGGCGTTTGCGGTGCGCCAGAACATCCATGACACAGCTGGTATTTCTTTTCGCCTGTATCACGGCATTGACAAGTCTGCCCAATTGCCTGATGGCGTCAGCACAGACGCTATCGCGGAACTCTGTATCAAGATATGGGAAAACCGTGAATCCTACACAGAAGGATTCACGGTGCAGTGGGATGGCTCCAACCATCGCGCCCATTGGGATTCTGAGCCTGGCTATGGTCTTGGAAGTGAATATTTCAGCGGTCAGTTCGAGACGGATGTCCAGGACTTGGCGGTGCGGGAAGTTTGGGACATGAACTGGGAAGATAACCGCGATTGTGTGAGGGATGCTGTCAAAGAATGGTTAGAAGAAAACGAACCTGCCGTCAAATTCTCAACCATCAAAGCCAGCAAAGTCTCTGAGGTCATGGGCGAGATTTACGACGCAGACTCTGTCGATCCTGTTTTCACAAACTGGGAAGATGCGGCGCAGAGCGTAGCAGACAGCTTGAACAACGAAGGCGACGAGGAGGAAGAAGGCGACGAGGAATAACCAACACTCTGGGCGGCATCTGTCGCCCTTCCTAACCCCGCTGTGACTCGTCCGAAGCCGAGCTTAGAAAGGGTGACGGGGAAAGAAAGAGAGTTAAGACACCATGAAAAACAATGAGAAGATACCGCCAACAGCAGAACGCCTCGCAGAGATGGCGCAGGGGTTAGCCAAAGAGTTAGGCTTAGAAGATTATGTGCAGGGTTGGAAAACTGCGGATATCTTCGCCGACATCGCGCAACGTTACGACGATTTGGCAAACATCGGACTCAAAAACCCAAAGTACAAAAGGTTTGCGAAAGAATGCCGAACACTTGAGATATTAGCCCGGATGTACGCGAAACCCGCGAAAGCGTAGCCAACAAACAGAAAAGGCAGAGCGCTGATACATCAGCGCTCTGCCTGAGAGTTTAGACTCTGAATCTTACCATCGAACCAGACGGACGGCAACCATGAAACCCATCATCAAAAAACAGCACCGCTTCTGCAAAATATCCTGGATTCGATTGAAACCAGTGTACGAAGTCATGATACCCGCGAACACCGAGGGCGTGATAGGAGATTTCACCATCATCTGCCAATGCGACACGCTCGCCGAGGCAAAGCAAAAGGCGAACGAATACCTCGCGCATCTCACATCTCGCACAAGTCTCGCACACACTTGTGCGATGTGCGATGTGTGCGAGACTTGCGCGATAACCGGAGGACAGAACAATGGGAAATAAAGGCAGAGCGACAGGCGGGTACATATGGGAACAGGCGTACATGACCAATGTCGATGGCGTCTGGTACATCGCCCGAAGAAGCGAAGGTATGCCAGAGGCTTGTGACTCCTGCGGAAAAGGCGGTTACTGTCGCAAGCACTACAGCCTCGTCAGAGTTATCGAAAAGAACATAGACGAGACAGGCACACACCCCTGCACATTGGATTGCGCCTCGTCTGTGATTGACAGCGAACTATAGACCAGTCAGGAGATCACACCAGACAACAACCGGAAAGTGAAACATTATGACAGTCAAATTATGCTCTGTATTCAATCCAGATTACCCCCGCCATCAGCAAAACATCATAGCGCCCGTCGTCATCCCTGTAGACGATATCAAAGGCGCTTCCATCGCCTGTAAAGCGTTCATCGAATCCGCAGATATCGGGAGCGGCAACTGGTCGGGCGGCGCTGGAGAAGTACGCGACGAAAACGGGCAGGTTATCGCTCGCATCTCCTACAACGGGAGAGCGTGGGAAACGACGACAACATCTATTTACGACAGGAAGGAAATAAGTATCTAATGCCATCAAAACGTGAAGCAGACCGCGTCACTGTACTTTTATCGCCCCAAGCGGAGGAGTTTATCCGTTCCCGCGTCGATCCTGTACGGGAGTTCGGAGCGGGTAGGGAATCTATCTCTACCCCGACAACAAACACCATCGAACGATACGCCGCGCTCATCGCAGACGGCGACGAAGAAGTCCAGGAGAAACTCAGCAAGGCAGAGATAAACTACCTGCGCGATATCCTCAATGGGACATTCATCACGCCCGACACGATTTCCAATTTATGGATGGAGGTATCAGACGCAGAGTCTGAATACGCCAACAAATGGGGCGTAAACGACAGCGAATTGGTTGTCAAACTCCAGATTATGCCTTTAAACGCTCTCTGCGCCATCGTTGAAAACGTCGAAGCGTACTGGAGGAAGGCGAAGTAAAAACGTCAGGGGCGAGGTAGGATAATCTACCTCGCCCCTTTTTTGTGTTTGTCTGGAGGAAAAATGGAAACAGTAAAAATAGGCGATTCTTTTGGTTTGTGGGTAGTCGTTTCTCCCGCCGCATCTTCGATACACCATGAGAGGCAATGGCTTTGTCGTTGCCAATGCGGCACAGAAAAATTAGTGAAACAGAAAAACCTACTGAATCGGAATACTCGCTCTTGCGGATGTGGTAGAAGTTCTGCACAGTCTGCCGCGATGACTAAACCACTGCGAAAATATACTTGTGATGGGTGTGGCGAAACATTTTTCACTAATTCCAAAAATCGCCGATTAAGAAATCAGCGCTTACAGCAATCTTATTGCGGGTTACACTGTTATCATAAATCAAGGACACGAAGCGGTGATCCCGGCATACATGACGTATCAAAAGCGGCGAACGAAGGCAACCCCAAACCTACCCCGGAACACCTAAAAATTTACCTTGTGACCAACGATGATGGAACAAAGGAATTGAAAAACGGGCAATAGCTACCCGGATATCTCTTTTATCTGCGCTTCCAATTCCTCAATCCGACAACAGGCGGCTTCGTGTTTCTCAAACCATTTATCACGCGAATTCAGAGCGCTTTGTAAATCCTCGTTAGCTTCCTGCCGCTGGACTTTTTCATCGAATGCCCTCTCGTTTTCCGCTTCCAAATCCTTGATGTAGGATATCGCCTTCCTGATTCGCTCAGACACAGAGGGATATTCGCTTGACATACAATCAGCATCATTCCTCAATGCAATCAACCATTCAAAATTCATTCCCCCTACTCCTCTCTCAACTCAAACGATAAAGGCGAAACGGTTTCGCCTTTATCGAACGCTATCAACCATTTACCCGCCACCTCTGGCATCGCCCATGACCGCTGTATGCCCCTGTAAACGTCCGTAGCACAGACGATACGAGGAGCGACCACCCATAACGCCGCTACCCTGATACGCTCTTTCTGTGCCGTTCGTCTGAACGATAAGGCAATCGGGCAGCAGGACGTATCAGAGCGTTTCCCTTGCGCGATATCGTCAGCCGTGATGGTCAGGCGCAAAATTACCATTACCCCTCGGCGAACGGGTCAGACAAATCAACCTCGTTGTAGTCCTGCTCCGGCATCGGCGGCGGTATCGGCGTATCTCGCACAGGTACGTGCGATTGTCGAGAATTAGGATTGCTCTGCCTTCCCTGCTGATGGTCGAAGCAAAGCGGATTGCCATATTTATCGCACGAAAACTTGAGGACAGCATTCGACAATGCCACGCCACATTCGCTACAATTCTCGCCCGACAAATCTTTGGGACCGCTTCCCTGCCGCGCCGGAGCGGTTCTGGTTTGTTGCGCTACCTCTGGTTTTTTTGCCTGATCGAATCCAGAACGAACGCCAGGAATGGTCTGTGGCGAAAAGCCTATCGGCGCTTCCGTGTCACCCTCGTAGTCTCTGCCATACAACTCCAACCCGACGCCAAACAACGTCGCCGCTTTTTTTAGCGCGTCACTGATTGCACCCTTCGCTAAATCCTCTCCGGCGTTCTGTTGCATCCGCTGTACTCCGATATGCTCCCTGCTTCCAAGCTCCGGTATGGTCAGGGAAACGTGCGCGGTGAACACATCCCCCATCATCTCAAGACGAAGGACAGACAGCGACCATTTACCCCCTGTCGCCTCGTTCAGTCGCCTTATCACCGTGTGCGCCTCGACATACTGTAATTGTTTACCGCCGCCGCCTGACCTGGTCTTGATGGCTTCACGCGGAAACGGTTTGGCTAACGCTTCTAAAATCACATTACTCATGGTTGTATTCTTTCCTGATTTATTTCGTGTTCTCGCACATCGCACAAGTGTGTGCGAGACTTGTGCGATGGATTCGGTTTGCGATGGCTACGAGGATAGGGTAGACCTGTGCGGGAACGACAGCATTACCGAGCGCTTTCAATCGTTTGGCACGGTCAGGCAGCTTGCTGGTGATCGTTCGCGGCGCTTCCCATTCGTGCTGTTCTTCGCCGGGGCGGGCGGGGAATCGGAAACATCCGTCCATCCCTCTGGAAAGCCCATCAAATTTTCCACCCACGACGGATTCAAGACTCCCTGTATCACCTGCTGCAATGTCGGTGCATATCCCGGACTGCTGTATCCGCCCACCTTGTTCGCCCTCGGCGTCGGGAACTCGGTGCGATGCTTCAGGTTGTAAATGTCCGTCCTGAGTGACCGTCCCTGACCGTCGCCGTGAGACCCTATCGCATCCGCTGATGCGGGAGTCGCCCAACTCTCCGGGGTCAACTGTTTGCGGGTCACCTGATGCGCCAGCATCAATTGCCCGTCCGTCCTCTGCCCACGCTCTATCTTCACTTCTGGGTCTATGCAGGGATGATGATCTCTGGCGCAAGGCGTTCTCCAATTCTGTAACTGTTCCTCCAGCGTTCCTGCAAGGTACTTGCGCCCGATACTCGCTCGGTATGCCGTTCGTTTCTCCATGTCCGAGCGCTGAATCTGTACCGCTGTTGGCGTTATCCAGTTCAGCGAGCTCTCGTCGTTCAGCGACGATAAAGACTCGTTGGCGTCGGTGTGGCGCTCCCATGTCTGAAGCTGCCACCACGAAAGGTTCTGCGGTGTAGCCCGCTTCTTCCAACCCGCTGAGTACGGTGTCAATGCCTCGACTATAGAGGGCAGCCACGTTTTCAGCCAGGACAAACCGGGGTTTGACTCTGGAAATAACGTCAAGCATGGCGAACCATAGTCCTGAACGTTCGCCCGATAATCCTGCGTTCTTCCCTGCGATACTGATGTCCTGACAGGGGAATCCTCCTGACAGGAGGGTAACTCGTCCTCGAAAAGACTCAGCGTCGAATGTCGTAACGTCGTCATGAATGGGTACTCCGGGGAAGTTCTTTGCCAAAACTAACTGACAAAATGGTTCACGCTCCACAAAGGCGATAGTCTCAAATCCTGCCCAGTGTGCGGCAATATCGATGCCGCCAATGCCTGAAAACAGGGATAAATGCGTCACGCTATCGCCTCCAATCCAAAGTTCTTTTTGTGCGCGAGACTGTTCGCCTTGTTGCGGCATTCACTGGTACAAAACTTTTTCAGCGCCTGATTGCTCTGGTAAGGGGCATGGCAAACCTGGCAGTAACGCACAGGTAAAACAGGCGCTTTCTTGGTCACCATGTCCCGCCTGCGGAACCTATGGAAACAAGCGTGTGAGCAAAACTGCGATTCGGGGCGCTTTGTCTCAAACTGTTTGTCACATTCAGGGCAAAGGACAAAATACGTGCTAACTCCGTCTTCACAATCAAATTTCTGATGCGCCTCCACCCATTCTCTGGGCGTTTCAGCGACCACCGTGAACCCTAACCGCGCCGCCGTTTGCTCCGCTTGCTTTTTCGTGTATCCCACGCTCAGGGTCATCACACCATCGACCTCATGCGACAGGCGCAAAGCGTAAATATCCGTCTTGCCGGGGCAATGGACAATCTCGCACGTTTTCATCTGAAACAAACCTTTATCTTGCAAATATTGCGATTACTGGCGCAGGGCTTTTTGCCCTGCGCCTGAGAATGCCTATTCAAACGGATCGGTGATTTCCGCATCACCGCCAACCGATACCGACTGCGAGACAGGTCGAGCAGCGGGGCGCGAAGTGGGTGCGTTGGGATTAGGAGCAGCGGAACGCGCCGCCTTTACCATGACCGTCTTGCAAGGCTTTCCTGATGGATCACTGGTCATGCCGGACATTAAGATGACCTTCTTGCCTCGCCATGCATCCGTTTCCGCGCCGAACAATTCAGCAAACGTTTTGAGTTGCGTCTTATTGCACTCAAGCGGATAACCATCTGCCTCGGCAAAATGGACGCATATTTTCCGTTCCGGGTCTTGTCCTGGGCGCTCGTAGGTCTTTCCGGTCACGTTTGAGATGACGAAAGTATCGCCATCCATTCCCCATCCCTCAAGCAGTTCGCCCTTCATGCGCGTAGACTGCGGTAAAAAGTCGTTGATGTTCATAGAACGTTTCTTTCCAGCGGCTTGGCGTATGTACGCCGGATTATTTCAGGAGATACCGCCGCCTCGTATCGCCTAAACCATCAGAGGAAGCAAGTCTCGCGTGTGCCGTCCTCTAAAATTCGTATATGCACCTCTCCGTCACTGGTGGCATAAATAGCATTGATTGTCTTTGTAACAGGAAACGATTGCATATCCCCTAAGCCCGCATCACTCGCCATTTCAAGGAAAAAAGATTCCTCATCAGCGCTCAGAGGATTAGGGTCGTCAGGCAAGAGCGCAACTAAAGCGTTGAATTTGTTGACATTGCTGACAAATTGGTCGTTGAGAATTGACTGCAACTCGTATCGGTGACGGTGTATCGCCGCTCTAAGCGCGGGTCTATCCGATTCCGAAGGGCAGATTGTAAATCCACTGTCGTCTGCTATTATTGAAATTCCCCGCTTTGCACAGCCGAGCAGTAAATCAGAGGCTTCCATGTTTGCCCTTTCCGTCAAAGACGACGGGGTTGACGATAAAATCACTCCCCTTTGGCTTCGTCCCTTTGGATTCCCACTTGACTTCGCGTAGGTAGTTCCGAGCGCACAGAATCTCAAGCGCTGGAGCCATGTCCTCTGAGCGCTTGAAACGTCGCGCCATGTTGCGGTAAATCTCCCGGTGAGAAAACCTTTCCTCTCGACGGCGTTGCACCCATTCCAGAATATGTCGGGCATTATCCAAATCCGCATCTGCCCCCATTTCCGCAAATGCAGCCTGAGCGTGTCTAATAAAGTAATAACCAATAGCGATAGCGCCCATCAAATCCCCGGCGCTGATGGAATCGGTAACAGGTCGAGCAGGAAACGCATGGGACGCCAGATGTATTACCCCTGCAATCCGAGCGATAGCGCCCACACATTTGCCACCCCAATCCGTCATATCCCCCATCTCCGCTCCTGGTCGTAGTTGCGCCTCTATGTCCTTCTCCAGTTGACGGAAGATCAATAGCGCCGCATCCGAGAATTTCAGCGTGTGGGGAAAATCATCAGCGGCAGGCTTCAGAGAAAGCAGGTAATGAATCCCCTCGCAGTACCGCGCTTCAAATTCCTCATCAAGAGGTTCGGAGTCCGTATTGCGAAAACCCATGTAATCCTGCGGCAATGAATACAGAAAGCGTCCCAAAAGACCGCGCCCCCGCAAATGCGCCTTGACCAGTAGACCGCGCAGTACGTCGGGTTGAACGCTCAGTCCGAGAGACAGGGCGGGTTTCTCCACACGCTCGCTCTTGCGACCTATACGGTCAACGAGCAACGTTTCCCCGTTGTGCGATTTAAGGTAGACGCCCAGGTTCGCCTTGTCCGAGTATCGCCCGCCGATAATGTCAAAACTGTCGCCCTCGGCAGACATTACCGCTAAACGCCCACCATTATCCGCCATCAGCCCGGTGAGGCGCTCTGGCGTACAATCCTCGGTAAACAACCGGAACTCCCCGCGCTCCGCCATCTGCGACACGGCGGCGGCAGCCTCCTGCGCCTCCATAAGCGCATAGCGTCCGTCCTCGCCCTGCGACTTCGCCGCCTTGTTTTCAAGGTCGCGCAAACGCGCTTCCATAACCCGCTTCTGACTTTGCGCTTGCGCTATCTCCGGTTCCAAGCGCAGTCGTTCCTGCTTCTCCCATGCCTCCAGTGGTCGCAGAACCGCTCCTACGCAAGAGGATTTACGATGCCCCGCTTTTAGCACAGAAACGGTATAGAGGTTCAAGGGTTCTCGCCATCCGCGTTTGGGTTGTATCTCGTAAACTTTGGCGACAGCAGCGGCGCAAGCAGTCAAAGAAAGGATTGCCGTGATATCGGATGGCGTCTGCGTCTGTTCAGAAACACCAGTCACAAAATCGGATAGCCACAAGGGGAGGACATGAACCGGGAAAGTAGGCAGTTCGTAGTCACCTATAGGCACAATTGCATCAAAGTCAGCATTGTCAACATTGTCAACGCTTTTACGTATTCTCAAAGCGTTAACTGAAGTATCTTCTTCTTCTTTATAAGGGGGGGGGGAATCCGTTTTTAAATTTGTTGTACCGTTGACAATGCTGACAATGCTGTCAATGCTGTCAGATGGTACAGGATCGCCTAATTGAATACTTTGTGCATCAAAAGGTTGTTTATAAACTTCCGAGACACTGCCGCAAGCCCGACCTACGGTAAGTTGCCCATAAGTTTGCGTTCCGCGCATCTCATCCCACTTGTCTCGGTACAGCGCCGAATCCCGAAACATTCTATCTACTCGCTCTGGATCGGCATCCAGCCAGAAAGCGAGGTGATAGCACAGCGCCGAATCAGCCTCACTCTGTGAAGTGTAACCTGCTCCAAAGTAATCGCCTCGCCACAGTTGCCCGATTCGCGTCCCGTTCTTTGCCGCAAACATCCGCGATAGCGCCGCCTGATCGGAAATGGGCATTTCATTGACAGAACGTGGCATCCTGTCTTTGGGAGTTGGTTTTTGCGTTTCTCCCAAATACTTCGCATGAATCTGCGTTATCTGCATGGAGCGTTCCGCTATTTCGCCCCCGGCAAATACGTTCCCGGTCACAGTCAGGAACCGCATCCTGTCGTACATCTCAATATTGGCTTTTTTGCGCCGTCCTTCGGGAAGGATTCCTTTCGCAAAGATTCGCAAACCTTCACCCGATGGAGTAACTTCGGTATAGGAATCGGCGGCGGCAACGATCTCAGCCGCTTCCTCCGTAAGCTCTCCGTTTATAAGGCAATGGTCAATGTCGATTCCAACGAAATTGTCATCTGGCGATAAGAAAAACCCTACACCGTCGTATTTATTGCCATTTTCGTAAGAAGATACACAGTCAGTAAAAGCATTCCATGTCGCCGGATTATTGGACATAGCCCCCCCGCCTGTTTGCGGGTTGTACGGAACCTTTGTTTTCTTCCCTTCCCGTTCCTCATAACGCCAATTGCACCATTGACGACAAATTTTAAGATCGTAAGGTATTTTATCAAAATTCACAGTGACTTTCCTTTTAGCGCGTTGATAATCTGGCTTGCTTCTAACATCGTTTCCGGCGCTTTCCCCCGGTGACCAAGTGTAGTAAGGAAACTAAGTTGTGCGGGAGACGGTGGCTTTTGCTCCATTGCTTGTTGCACATACATCTGGTTGCGCCCCGACTTCAATTTCTCTCGCTCCGAGCGTGGCAATGCTTCGTAGGAAATGCAGTACGCCGCGTATAATGCAGCTTGCTCGGTGTCAATGGTCGAAAGTAAGAGGAGGAGGCGCTCCTTATCACGCTCAGGGTAACGCCGCAGTCTGTTCTTCCCATCTGCCTTGACATGGGCGGTAACAGATTCGGGAGAATGCAAACCGTTACGTACCGCCGCAAGAAACAAATTAGAAATCAAGGATCGGTCATACTGTCCGAACTGATCCAGGTATTTTTTGTCATCAGGATTGAGATTCATTTTCTGCAACTTAAAACTCCTTACCGTGTCATGGTATTATGTATTGCACAATTATGATTATACACTGTTTTGTAATGCAATGCAATTGGTATTAGGCAAGGAGAAGTTCTTTGATGTACACTGTCACCATGCCGCGAACCGCACGAAAAACCCAACAGATTACCGCCCGTCTCACCGATGAGGGCAAGCGCCTCTTGTCCCTTATGGCAACCGCTGACGGTATCAGTGAGTCGGCGGTAATAGAACGCGCCATACGCGAACTGGCGCGTAAAGAAGGGCATCTGGCGCGACAAGCAACTCCAGGTCATGTCGTCAATGAGCGGTGAGCTCGCACAAGTCTGCGCGGATGTCATTCCTGCTCCCCGTTCCCGGCACGACCGTATCAACTGCGGCGGCGTCATAATTCCGCCTCTTTCCCCGTCATAAATAGGTCGGCGATGTATCCGTTTTGCGCTTCCTGAATGCGTTTCTGTGCAATCTGGAAGTATTCGGGGTCTTTCTCAATGCCGATAAAATTGCGCCCGGTATTGACGCAAGCAACGCCCGTTGTGCCGCTTCCCATGTAAGGGTCAAGAACAGTAGCGCCCTTCGGAATCTTTAAAATATCTAAAACCCATTGCATCAGAACGATAGGTTTTTGGGTCGGGTGAACCCTTGCAATACGTTGTTCTGATGCTCGAATCATCCCCCGCCATTTATGGTGAAAAATACGGGCGGGAGAATTTAAATTTGTCCATGCCATTTCGCAATCCGAGTAGTTATCCGGCGTTCCTCCGTCGCGTTTATCCCATACCAACCAGCATGATGACGCAGGTAATTTATCGGCAAAATGGTTACCCCCAAACAAGCAAACAATCGGATAATGAAGCAGGTGCGACGGATTAAAAGGTTGGTCATCTCCGATAATGGCTCGTCGCGGCATTGCCGTAACTTTGCTATCACCGCGACAACCGCCCATTTTGTCTTGATTTATTCCATAGGGGGGGTCTGCTACAATAGCATCAACAGAACCGTCAGGAATCCCCTGCATCACATCAAGGCAATCGCCGAGGTGCAGATCGACGGTCATTCCCGTTCTCCTCTCATTTCTTGCCGGAACGTGGACTCCCATTGCGCCTTTGCGAACAATGCCGGGTTGACCTGCTTCAACGTCGCATTCGGTTTGCGTAACGACAGCGCCCACCAGAGGATCAGGACAAACACGCACCCAATCACATACAGCGACAGCATCAGCGCCGCAGAGTCATTCCTGAGTTTCACTATCGCTTGCCTCCCTTTTCTAATCTGCAGATTTGCTCCAGAATGAACACACTCGCTTTTAAATCGTCGCGTTCGTCCTTGAGTTTCTCCAGTTCGTGTCGGGCAGAATCTCTCTCAACAATCGCCTTGTGGTAAGCGGCAAGACCGTCTTTTGCCGCCCGTTCTATACCGACGTTAATAGCGTGTTGCCCACCGTCGCCATTAAGATCAGCCAGAACCTTCAGTAATGTGTCCCGATAAGAACTTGCCATTAGATGCCTCCTCGGATATCGGGGTCTGTGATGTCGAAGTAGTCACAAATGAATTGCGCCGCCTGATGCCATGTGAAGCAGACTCGGTAGCAAAACTGAGGATGGGCATTCTGGAAATCAACCTGTTCCGGCGTCAGTTTCTTGCCGGGGGATTTCATCTCAATCCGAGCGCCGATGTACGTGAAAGCGCCTTCGTGATCTATCGTGATATCCCAAATACCTTTTTTCATTCCCGCCGCATAAGCGCCCTTAGCGGTCTTTGGGGTCAGGCGAACGCCATTCAAAGAAGCGTGAACCCACACAAGGCGCTTGTCCTTTTGCTCCCACAACCTGAGCCATTTGAACAACTCAACCTGCTGCTCAAATTCGTAATTGGAGCGCTTCTTCCGCGCCGTTCTCTGGTTCGTCTCGGCAACCGTTTCCTCAAGCGTAACGCCGCGCTTTTTCAGACCTTCTACCGCTTCATCTGTCAGTATCATCGCTTCCCCCCCACGCAGGGACGGTTAGCAGACCGTCCCTGCGTATCTCGGCGGTTTCCATCGCCGTGCAGAAAAACCATTGGGTCACGATCCAGTAACTTGCCCATGCGTTGCGCCAAGTCGAATCCCGCGCCACCGTAACGCATGATGCGCTCCAGATAGCGCACGTTGTAGGGGTTAGAGGGGCGAAGCAATCGCGCCAGATCGCGCAGGGTCATCGCTTCGCCTCCCGCGTACTCACCTTTCGCGCTACGATACGACGCGCTCTGACAGGGACAGCGATACTCTCTACATCCTCCTGAAAGCACTGCTCGGAGCAATAGCAGGGAATGTAAAGGTGCGATGTCTTGCCTCGCCAATTGGTCGCAGGTTTACCGCAGGGGCAGATCATAGGGGGCTTAGGGGTCTTGGTCGCCTTCATGACTGATCCTCCTTGTCAGAATCCTTACTAAGGGGCATTATGCCCCTTAGCGAAGAAAGCGTGACTGTCTCCAGTTCCGCAGATTCTTCTTCAATGTGTTGAATCAGCATCAGCAACGAATCAATCGCTTTCCTCAAATCGCTGACTTCGCTGACTCCCGGCTTGAATCCGGCACGGCACACGTACTTAATGACGTTGCCCTTGTCGAAACAAAGTTTTTGGTCACGGATGAATACCCCGACTTTAATCTTGCCCCGGTTGTAATAGGGTTGCTCGGTAATACCGCTCATAATTGCGCCTCCCCTCTGACTTTGGCGAGGACAATGCCGCATTGATGTTCTGCGTCAATCCCCGCAGGATACGACCAGTTAGTGATCAATTGCCCGTTCCATTTGGGATCGACTTTTGACAACAGGTTTTCGTATTGCCGCATTGCCAGTTTCGCCTTCTCCAGAGCATCAATCATGTCAGGTATGGCGGCGATAGCGTTGGCAATCGCTTCTGCGTCCTGGACTTCGCCTAATTCGTCCTCACTGGAAACCGACACGATTAGCCTTAAATCGCCGTCCTCGTCCGTCGTGACTACGTCAAAACTGTCGCGCATCCGAACGACGGAGTACGCACCTTTCGGTATCCTCAGGTCGTTCATGATTGCGCCTCCTCATCAACGATCGGCAGTTGGATATAGCGCCGCAGAGCGCTCGGAAAAATCAACCGGAATCCGGTCATTTCGCACTCAGAGCGGAGGTTGCGGATTGCCTCCGCTATGGATGCGCCATATCCAGACGCGCATATCACAGAGCAACCATAACTGCCCAAGATAGCGCGAAATCTACTGCCCATAGCGGCAACGGCGACAATGCGGGTCTGGTAAATCACGATTGCGCCTCCTCATCAATGTCCCTGTCAATTTCCAGATACTCGCAATCGCTCAAAATAGCGTGATAGAACCCACCCGCACAGGACAGGTACATCACCACGCCCTGCCACCAACCCGGATACATGGCGCTCGTCAGCAAAAGCCCTGCGGCAAACCATGCGACGAAAACGAGCGCCATGAACCATCGGCGCTCGGTCAGGCTGATCTGCGAGTGATTGCCCAGTACCATCACTGGTTCTGGAAGGGGCGCGACGACGTACTCATCGTCTGGTCGGTCAATCTGACGGATGATTGTGTCGCATGGATTGCATTGATAGCGTTGCCATTGTCGCATTCGGTAGCGGCGAACTTCCACTGAACGGTCTGGATAATTCATGATTGCACCCCTTCCCTGATCCGATCCAGCGTGATGCGAGCGACGTTGACAGCGATGTAGAGGTCTGTAGCAGGGTCAGACGCCTCTGGCATCAACTCCACCACCTCAATCAAATCAATAATCTGGATATACAAATCATGGGCATACGTAATCAACTTCTGATTCGCTATCCTCCATTGCTCCATCATCTCCACTACTGCATCTGTGGTATTCTCTGTCTGTGGCATAGCCAACACCTATGTCCTCCAGCCTCGCCCCTGTTCATAGCAGGGGCGGGCTTTGTCGTTCACCGCACCCTCGTTCATTCCTATAATCCCACCCGCAGGAATCGAACCTGCCTCACGTTCACGCCACCTCAAACAGCGTTCGTCTGAGCTACCACTTGGGCAGGTAGCGCCCTCTCTAAAAAAAGGGGGCGGCAAAATGTCCCGCTTGCCGCCCCAATGATAGGAGGACTGATATCCTCGTCTTTCCGAGGCGTCATCTCACCGTGCGGCGAAACTGGTAAAAACTGGTCGGAACCTCGGACGGGACGGGCAAACAATCTATCCCAGAAGCCATCCCGTCCGTCTTTCTATGTAAATGCCTGATGGTAAAATCAGGTCTTCCCCGCCGCCATTCGCACACACTTGTGCGAGCGTCAGCAGGAAATCGGTAAATCAGCGAAATCGTCAGCGAACATAACTGCCAGGACAAGAGATACAGAAGTTCTTGTTGAGGTATCCCTTCCATTCTGATGCGTCGTAGTAGAACAGAGCCTTGACAGTGTTGAAACTCTCGCAGTCATGGCAAGGCGATCCGGTCAGCCATTCCCCTACCCGCTTGCCATTCAATGCTTCCTCAACCGCCTCAAAAGGCTTCGCGTACTCCGCGATAACGGCGGTATTAGCCTGTAACGCTCTGGCTTGTTCGTATGCAGGAATCGGCGCTGTAATCGTTGCATCAATCGGTGCATCAATCGGCGCTGTAATCGGTGAATCTGTTGTCATATCGCCCTCCAGTAAACTTGTCTGAAAGCATATTACCAAAAAAAGAAATGTTCGTCAAGATTATTTTTTTATTTCCGGTAACTGATTTGAGGTGTGCAGTGTCTGCATCATTGCATCATGCACCTTTGTGATATCGACATTCAGCGCCGCTGCCAGCTTGACCATCGTCGTAGTGTTACAGCGACCTAACCTCATGACGCGCCCTACAACCGAAGGACTCAGACCGGATACCTTGCATAATCTGTAGATATTACTGTCCTGAGACTTTACTAACTCACGAAATGTCATGTTTTTATCTTACCATTTTTAGAACGTATCATCACCAATTATAAAACCAGTGACAATGTTTCTAATTTTAGATATGATTGAAGGAGATTCAAATGATTGAAATCGGATTGACAAATGTCAGATTGACAGGGGTTAAATTGACAGGGGTTAGATTGGTAGGTAGTAGAGTGAAAAACCGGGATGCGTTTTCGGAATGGTTAGACAAGCAGTTAGCGGCGAAAGGTTGGTCGTCGCACCGATTGTCTCAGGTCATGGGAGGTTCTGCCGGATGGCTATCGAATGTCCGTTCCGGCAATCAGTCGCGCACCAGGTCTGCCGTGAACCGCATCGCCGATGCTTTGAACCTGCCTGACGATACCCGGCGCGAAGGCATGGTGATTGCGGGATTCCTACCCGATGATAACACCGAGGAAATCCCGCTTGACATCTTGCCCTTGATTGCACGAATCAGGTTATTGGACGAGCCTCATCGCTTGCACATTGCTGACATCGTTGATTCTTTTTACCGTCGCCAGTTGGAGAATCAGTTGCGAGAAGATTATCAATCTCCTCCATCACCAAGCGACGATAATGAGGATTCAGTTTAAGTATTGCCTCTGAAAGTTGCAAAATTTCGGGGGGGGGGGTAGAAATGTTAGCCATACTGCGTTGTAAATACCATCCTATCGTGATGTTATCACTGTAACATAGTTACTAACTTCAGGCAATACTAAATGTTTGTATGCTTGTTTCGTTACGTCGCTGTAACTCCCCCTTTCCATCAGAGCGATTTCTTCAGTTTGTTTATTAGAGCGATTACTTCGGTAGTTTTTGCAGGCGTTGGAAACCCTTTCCCCCTCTCAAAATGCGTGTTTTGAGAGGAAAACAGAACAACTCCTTGACACGGAAGAGGTCACAGGTTCAAATCCTGTACTGCCCATCAATTACTATCAATATAGCAGTATTGGTTGTAATAGCAGGGTAAAATAAGCGGTTTCCATCGCCTCCAAACATCACAAATGGAGGCATTATGAAAAACAGAGCGATTACTTCGTCTAAAAACGAAGCGGTATCTACACATCTTCTGTCGCTAACAGAATTGAAGCAATGGGCGCAAGGTTGGCAATTAGAAGGCGACATCGCGCAGCACAGCGCCGCCACCCTGAAAAACAGGCGTTACATCCTCGACAAGTTACTCTGGTTTCTCGCAGACCGGGAGTACAATGTCGTCGATATCCATGCCCTACGAGCCTTCCTGCATCACACAGGAAAGACTCTTGCCCCCGGCATCAATAGATGGGGATTTGAAGGCAATGTCGGCGGTATCACGCGCCAGAAAATCGCGCCTGGAACCGTTGCTACCTACCATCGCAGTCTTTCCGCGTTCTTCTCCTGGTGCGTCTCGCAGGGAGCCATTGATGCATCACCGATGTCCTTAATCAATACGCCGATAGACCGTCCAGACCAGATACAACCCTTCACTGACGATCAAATACAGGCGCTCTTAAAAGCATCCAAGAAAACACTGCAACCGCGAAGGAACGAATGCCTGATGTGGTTATTACTGGATACCGGAGCAAGAGTGACCGAACTTTCGCAACTCACGTACAAAGACGTTGATTTGTCCGGCGCACCATGTTTGAGAGTCGAGGGAAAGGGAGGCAAGAAAAGAACTCTGCCTCTTGGTAAAACATCCTCACGATCTCTCTGGATGTATTTGTCTGAGCGGGAACGCGACCATGATAGCCCGGTCTTTATCTCAGAGGGCGGGAACCTCTCCGGTCAAGGATTATCACGCTCCGGCATCGAGCAGATAGTCCATAAAATCGGCGAAGCGGCAGGGATCGACCATGCCCGGTGTTCGCCTCACACCTTCCGTCACACGTTCGCGGTCAGCTTCCTGCGTAACGGCGGTAACCAGTTCGCATTGATGGCGCTCTTGGGTCACACCGATACAACCATGACAGGTAGATATGTGAGGTACGCTCAGGCAGATATCCAGAAACAGCACAGGCAGTACAGCCCTGCTGACCAGATATCGCGCAAGAAATAGTAAATACTCAAAAGCCTACTCGAAAGGTTTTCTTTCGAGTAGGCATCTATCTATCTATCTATCTGGCTACCACATCGGCGCTGGTCGCTCAGGGCGAGGCATCTGTGCCAATGGTCGCACGATGACGGCATCCCGTTCCAGTGACACAGCCCAGGCATTCCACCGCCGAATCTGAACGCGCATGAACTGGGCGACCGTAAGACGTTTTCCCGCCCATTCCACCGCGCCGTCAATGACCGGGTAGATGATGGCGTCGTTCATCCTGATGTCTCCATGTCGTCGGCTTTGTTACGCGCTATCTGTCCAATCATGTGATAAGGCAGGAACGTATCCACATTGTTGTCGCGCAGAAACACTCCTGCATCCGTAAAACCTAAAAGCGTGTAGCTCTGGAAGGATAGATTTCCCCGGATCAGGTCGCCTGCGAAAAACACTCTGACCCGCTTTCCCACATAAACTGACATTACTGACTGCGTATCGCTCATTCGTCGCCACCCTTCGCCTTTCGTGGGCGTCCTGACCCGCTCCGCAACCCACCCCTGCCAGTCGGCTGGTACGCTTCTGCGGCGGCGCGAGGGATCAATGTCCTCCCCATCACGCGCACCGCTGGCAAACGTCCCTCCCGTACCGCGTTGTAGACCGCCGCACGATTGACGCCCGTGGATCGCGCCAGCTCCGAACCGGAGACGTATTCCTGCCCCTCGTATATCAATATTTCCATGTTCTAAATCAAGTTACCGTAGATAATATATTTTGTCAATCCCCTTGACTAATCTAATTATCAATGGTAACATGAATACATAAGAGACGGAGGACTTCATCTATGAAATTTGACTTTGAGTTTGTGATGGACACGCACCCGGCGTACTGCGAATACTGCAAGCGCGATCTGGCGACAGATGAACTGGATGCGGCGGAAACCATCATCCGCTACGAATCAGCACAGGGCGAGACGGACACAATGACCATCTACGAATGCGAGGAGTGCCGGGACGCACGATACATCACAATGAGCGAGTACATCGCCTAATGACACCGGGAGGGGTGAGATTCCCCTCCCACCGACCAAATGCAATTAACGCAAGACAAGGGATAATATGGACGAGGCAGTTACAACTTGTTCGCGGTGCGGAGGTACGCTGTGGGAGATACGCACTCCCGCGACGGATGTTTTTGACACCTCTACAGGGCGCACGTTCGGCGAACATGGTCAGGGAGATGTATTTGTTAGGTGTTATTCCTGCAAAAGCATCCCACGGCGTCAGAAACAACGATTAATTGTCACATTATGGGGTGATGCACATTAGCGAAGATAGACCGAGAACGCGCACAAGGCATTGACAGATCAGGTGTACGTTAAAATCACAGAATGGGGATAGGACGAATGACAGACGAACAACGAGGCGAACTACTGGCGCTGGATGCGGCGACCTGTAGCATTGAGGAACTTAATAAGGCGGCATTGCTGATAGGCGGGCTTGATCAATATATCAAGCAGGGGAAGCATAACAGAATATGGTTGTACATAACACCTGTTTCTGACAGTGATTGGGCGGCAGGGTTTGCGATGGATGCGCTGATACATATGAGCGGCGATTTGTACGCCGATACTAATGGTTGTTCAAACGGTCACCTTTCCGCTGTGATGTTTTACCCGATTGACCTAAACGCAACCGGACGCACCGCAATGTGCGAGTGCATCCACCGTGCAAGGTTAGCGCATTGGCAGGCAGAGGAAAAGAATCCCGGTAGTCAATGACTACCGGGATTCTTTGTGCCATTCACGCAAGCGAGTGTATAATAGATTCAAATGCTCGTCCGTACAAAATGCCATCAGGCATTGAGCAACACAGCCCGAATATCGCAAGGATTGGGTTCCCGCAAGGGTTAGGACACGTACCTCGCCGAAAGGCTTGAGGAGCGGAAAAATGAATGCCAAGTGCTTGTACGGCTTTGATAAAGCCTCAAGAGGAAACTCTTGAGGCTTTCTCTTGTGCCATTCACGCGCCATTCTCCGTGTCACGCGCCAAACGTTCCAGTTCCGCCACCGCCGCCGCTAACACCGCATTGTGTCCGATCAATCGTAGCATCATGGACAGGCTTACCGCTAACTGACGTATCCCCGCTGCCATCTGTTGTTTCGGTGTCACCATGTGCCTCCGTTGCCGCTGTACGCCTTGACGTAGCCATCCTTCAACATCGCATACCCCTGCGTCTGGTGAGGGTTAGTTCTCGGAGATTTATGGATGTACATCATCTTGCGAGGGTCAGCCGCGCAACCAAGACAGACCGCCTGGAACCTTCCCGATAGGTCAATCCCCGATTCCGCATGATGCTGATGTTTAAGGGATGTTGCAAACTCGGTAGTCAATATGCTTTGTCCTCTTGCGACTGTTGCATCGGCGGCACAAAGGTTGAAGATTTTCAATCGTGTTTTCTCCTCCTACTTTTAAAGAAATTACATGGTCAGCGCAAATGTCATCTGACGACCCACAACAAAGGCATTTATTGCCGTAGAAAGAAAGCAATAACGCCCATTGTTCTGGAGTGAAACTCCCTTTTGCGTTTTGTTGTCGTGCATAACGCCGGTGTTTGGTAACTTTGCGTTTTTCGGGATTTTCTTTGCGCCATTGGCGGTTTCGCTCTAATGCACGATCTTTGTGATCTTCGTGCCATTTAGCCATCCGCGTAATATTGTACTCAGCGTTTAATTGTCGCCATTTACGGCTTCGCTCTGATGCGGCATCTTTATGGGATTTGTAATAAGCGCGGCATTGCGCCCGTTCACAATCAACGCATTTTCGCATTGTTTTTTGACGATAACCCGAAGAAGTAACCCAAATTTTGCATATGGGACATATTGCCCCGTCAAAGAGGGATAATTGAGGTATAGTAGACATGAATCGAACCTTTCACAGAGGTTTGCTTCCACGTCCCCGGTAGTTGACGCTATGCGGGGACACGCTTTTATTATACCATTAAGCAGGTAAGACTACTATTAATCTTCTCCTGTTGTCATGTCTACTGCGGTCAGTACACCATTCTTCAGCAAACAATACCCCTGCGTCATACAAGCGTGGGTCTTGGGAGAGCGCTGTGCATACGCTAACCTTCGCGGTGAATGCGCCCCACCCATGCAGACTACCTGATGCCTTCCTGAAAAACTCCTGCCCGTACAATGCAAATGTTGATGCCCAAGCACAACCGCCGTCTCAAACTTCGCCGCCAATCTTTGCGCTACTCCCAATGCGTTCGCGCCGGAGAAGTTCGCCCCATGCGGTACGGTCACAGTCACGCCGCCGGATTCTAACTGACAGATTTCATAGTCCGAGATAGTCAACCCTTCCGCGAACTCATGGAACTCATTGGAGAGTAACCGCTTCCCGTCATAGATTTTACGCAGGTACGCATTGAGCCAAGAATCATGGTTGCCAAATAAGTATACAATCTCATCGAACACCGTAAACATTCCCCTGAGAACATCACGCGCAACATCAAAGTCATCATTCAATGTCCGGTCATGCTGAACACCGCCGCGTTTAGGGTGCGCCTGATTCATGTCCAAGAAGTCACCAGAGATAACGCAGCGACGTATCTTGTTCTTCGCCGCATCCTGACAGAATGCCCTGAGAACGCGCCCAGAATGGTAAGGGATATGAAGGTCGCTCACAATAGCAAAGTCGCCAGAGAGACGAAGCCATGCGTCCTGAAAAGGGATAGGCGAATCGGGGATGTTGATATCAAAGCCTAATATCTCGGCGTCTTTGGGCGGGAAGTTGATAATTGTCCTTGTATCAGGGAGATACAACGAATCCGTTGGTTTTTCGTTGGGAATCGTTGAATTTTCGTTGGGCGCATCAGGAATAGTAACCTCTGCCTGACGACGGGCAAGAGGCAACTTCAAATGCCTGCGGTAGTCATGGATTGTTTTGCCGCTAACATTCCATCCCTGCGCTGTCAGTTTTTCCGCAATGGTCGCGTCACAGGACGATGCCCGATACGCCGCCATGAACATCTCCAGACGATTACCGCTGAGTATTTCCTCATGAGTCACGAATCGCCGCCTTTCGTTATGTCTTAAGCTACAGAGTCGCCTGTCGGAACCGGAGCAGGAAGGCGCACCACCCATGAAACGCCGCCATCCGCGTTAAATTGCGCCATCGTGCGATACCCTTTCGCGCCGGATATCCTCCCCGTTCGCGTACTGGAGTTTTCGGCGACCAATGGAACATCCGATCCGTTGACGCGCCCTACCCATATACCAACATGACCAAAACCTCCGGAGCCTTTCTCTTTGTAGAGAATGTCGCCCAAACGGTATTCCGTATCGTCGTCCGGCACAAATCCCAAAGCGTGTTCGCGGAACTCCTCTGCCGTTTCTCTGGCAGAATCCTGATAATAGGCGTTGTAGCGGCGACCATAGATAGACTGCATGACCTGCCGCACGAACCTCTGGCAGTAACCGGGACGCTTTTCAAAGGCGTCGTCCCTGACCGCTTTTCGGGCGGCGATTGCCAGAGGTTCATTGACCGTATCGGGTATGTGAGACATTAGGGATACTCCTCTACTACGCTTGCGTAGCATCTGCTACGCTTGCGTAGCATCTGCTACATTTACGTAGCATCAATCATTGCGTCGTTCGTTCATCCAGATTCTTGCAAGGCAGCACAAAAGAAAAAGCGCGGAAGTCATCAGGCTTACCGCGCCGATCTGCATATCGTCGGACATCATTCCTCCTGTTTGTTCACAGGGGCGACATTGCCCGGTCATGGTAAGATATTGTCGGTTTAATCGAAGTAGCGGCGGGGACAGTGAGTGCGGTTGCAAACGCCACCCGTATACAGCAAACAGGAGAGTATCCTGAGTCGGTGCAATTCCGGTCTGCCTTGATTGCCGATTTAGTATCATTAGCGTTTACTCAAAACTGCGGCTTGGGCGGGTTCTTTGAGGTCACTTTCTCGCTTGCCCACTGGAAGAACATCTGCGAAAACAATGTCAGGTCGCCGTCTGCCGCTGCCTTGAGCGCGATATCGCCCCGCAATGCGCCCAGAATCTGCCGAATCGCCCATTTCTCAAGGAAGTTCAGTTTTATTGCCATTTTTGTCACCGTCCTTTGCTTTGCTTTGATTATCGTCTGGTTTACCGAGTTTGCTGGAGAGATCGAAGAACTGCTGTATCTTGGATAGAAACGGAGACAGCGGTCCCAAATTCACTCCGTTCTTTTCCAGGGTTTGCGCGTTCTCGATGATGCTCAATGCCTCTGTGCCGCACACAAAGAAGATTGCCATGTAAACAAACGTCCAATTCCCGGCGAGGATAGAGACGCCCGATCCGACAGCGACAATGCAGAAATACTGCACACACTTCGCCGCCATCTTCTGGCGCAAGGCAGACGAGGTCAGTCGCCCCGAAAGCGCCGCGCTCCATGCCCCGGTTATCAGGTCGATCAAAATAAAAAAGGACGCTACCGTGAGCGTCCTTTCGATATAAACCGGAGTCCATTGGTGAACCGCAAGAAGTGATGCGAGCAGTCCCGCAAACATTTTGGCGGGCGTTAATTCTTCCATCGGGAGTGATTCCTTTTCTATTTGGTTATTTTGGCAGGTACTTGTCCATGTTGATAGGAGATGGTAAGAACTTGTCCATCGGGCTTTTACCGCCTGATTTATCCGCGTTGGGGTTAGCGCGTCGGTTTACTTCCTCTACATCCATCACGCGAGCGCCCATACCGAAGATAGATAAACTCGTCGCAAGTATGGTTGGAGGAATGTCTTGCGGTTCTACGCCGTTCAAAGTAAGACCGCTTAAAATATCGGTGACCGTGATAGGAGCCATCAGTTTAGTTGCATAGTAGTCTATTGCGCCCAGCGCCTGTTCACGGCTTGTCATCTGCTTGCCTTTTTCAATGACAGGCTTTTTGGTGTTGCCCGTAGCGATATTGTAAATGTCCGTTCCAACACCTCCTACATCAGCGACATTCCTTCCCAAAAAGTCACGCCCATAGGGTGCAAGTAGGTTGCCATTAGCATCCGTTGCTTTGGCATTTGGGAACGGTTTCTCTGGTTGGTTGCGCGAAAGGACATCGACCACCGCTCCCGCGACAGGCGACAGTTTGTTCCTGACATAATCCGTAGCGACATCTTTGGGAGAATAAGATCGTGAACCTGCGCCGCCTTGCTTGGTTTTCTGACCGCTCAGTAATTGGGCGATGACACGAACAGGTTGCTGGCGTCCTCCCAATGGATCAATCATCACAGAACCTATTTGTATTTTCATGAAGTCGTTTGATTCAAGATCGAAATTAACTTTAAATCCTGCCGCCTTTGCCAGTGCATAAACGGTAGTCATTGCAACCGCATACTGTGCATACTGGCGTCCTATGACCATGCGCGAGGCTTTTGTGCCGGAATAAAGAGGTTGCCCTCCGGCATACTGGAACTGACTGATAGCGTTTCTCGGAGAGAAGATAATGCCAGAAAACGCTTTTGCCGCGCCTTCTGTAAACTTCCCGTTACTCCCTCTGCCCGTCGCCACATTGATATAGTTAGCAATCGCTTTTGCCGTCGCTTCGCTCGGAGTTCCTCCTTCGATGTTCGCCGCCTGACGGTACATCAAATCGAAGGAATCGGCGCGAAGTTTATTCAGGTAGGTGACATAGGCGCGTTCAGAAGAACGAACCCAGGGAACTTTCTCGGCGAGATTAGAACGGAACACTTCCTCCGCTTTAGATAAATCAATCTTGCCGTCGCCATGCTCTGACAGGTAAAGCCCGCTGTCTTTGTAAGCCATTGCATTGGAACGTGTTTTGATTTCTGCCATGACTTCATCGGCGACTTCTTTGGATTTGAATGCCTGAAACATCTTAAAGAACGGTGATTCTTTTCCATAGAAAGCGGTCTTGGGATTAGCAAGCGTTAGAGACTCACCTTGCCGAAACGGTGCAGAAAAGTCAACGGAGGTAATCAGTGAGGTTGGCGCGTTGGAAGCATCGCGGATTCTATCCCATGCTTTTTGAGCCGGAGTCCGATTCGCCAATATCTCCTTCATGGCGGCATTGGTCATCTCTTGCTTGATATCGTCCACTGGCATCGTCTTTTGCCGGAACTGGTTTGCCGCCTCAGTGAACAACCGCTTCATTGTTTGTTCGCTAAGTTGGTCGCCAAATTGTTTCTTTATAGCGCGAGCAAACCGTGTTAAATCGCCTGCGGAATCTCGGTACTCTTTTAAAGCAATGGGCGCTAAATCTTCTTTTTTTGCCGTCTCAGGAAACAAGTCACTCATGTTGGCAAGCATCTTGTCAACAGAAGTTTGCACCGTTTTTTCGGAAATTTTAGCCGCAGAACGAATATCTTCTACGGCTTGCCGAACCTGAGCAGGCGTTTGATTGCGTGTCGTTGTATGGGCATCATAAAACTGAGCTAAATCTCTTTTCTGTGATGCCGTCATGGGCTTATCCGTCAATAAGGCATTGTACAAATCAGGGTTGTTGGATTTCAGGTCTGCAAGGAATCTATCCGCGTTTTCTCTTTTGCCAAGCGTCGGCGCAATAGCATCACGCAAATTTTGTTCAGGCGTTCGCGCCGCCTTTTGTGCGGCAGAGTTCAATCTTGCCCTTTCCTTTGCCGTCTCACGCGCCGCCTGTATCACATCGCCGATACCGCCTGTCACTGCCGCGACTGCTTTTCCCGCCGCGCCCCGTTTCGCTACCAGACCGTATTGTTCCGCAACAATCTTGCGCTCCTCGGCAGATAACAATGTCCCTGATACCAGTTTGCGGAAGATATCCGGGTGCATATCATCCATCGCATCGGCAAAATTCGCCGCTCCTTCACGCCCTACCCTTCGCGCCAGTTGTTCAATAAAAACATCGGCGGTTTTTGCTTGAGACAAAGCAGGGTTTTTGGCAAGTTCCGCACGAACCTTACCCCATACCCTCTGGAGCATCGCATCGGACAAATCAGGAGATATCTCCGCTTTCATCCGCTTTTGCCAATCCGCGAAGGTTCTATCCCCCGTCTCGGCAAAATGCCCCCCGGCTTTTACAAGGTCGTCTATAATGTCACACGGCGTAGGCATCAGCAATTACTCCCGTCAAGTTCGTTACGCATTTTGGCAAAGTCTACCGAGGAAAGGCGACGGCGCGATTCGTTGAATACATCTTCGGTGAACACTTTAGGAACAGGCTTTTTGCGGGTTGAGACTTCCCGTAAAGCATTGTTAGCAGCGGTGTCTATCTGCCCGTTTATACGATCCTGTACACGGTTTGCCTGAAGCGACTTTTCGGTAATGAAGCGCTTTGTCGTAGGTGATAAATCCCTTCCGGCAAGAGAGGTCGCTTTTTCAATCAGCTTCGCCGCGTTAATCGGCGCTTTGGCAAAAAGCCTCTGGAGTCCAAGCCCTCGCCCCGCCTCGCTCCCTGCCCGGTACACCTTTGAGGCAACATCGCCATACCGATCCAGTGTCGCCTTGATTTCATTTCCAATATCCTGCTTCTTCACCGGGTCAGTTTCCGCTTCAAATCGACGGTCTAATTCCGGTAAAACATTCTTGTCAATATAATCAAGGTACAAATGCCCCGCCACACGATGCTCCGGCGACAATTCACGCGGGTTTTTAGACTGGTTTATGTCAGCAAGTAGTTGAGGGAGTTGGTCGATAGCGTTTTGCTTGACCTGTTCAAAGTATCCAGGACGAGGCTCTTTCTCTGGCAATGTCACACCAAGACGGTTCGCCGCCGCTTCCATGTCCGAATGCCGAAGGCGAGAACCCTCCTCGCGCATGGAACCAATAGGGTCGTCAACCGGATTCGCTCCCGCCGTGACCTTATTCTGCACCGGAACCGTCTCAGTAGGTTTCGCCTCAGTAGGTTTCGCCTCAGTAGGTTTCGCCTCAGTAGGTTTCGCCGTCTCGGTCTTGACTTCGGGTGTTGGCGTAACCGCAGTCTGAGCGTTCGCTTCCTTGTCTTTTTCCGTAGCGGAAGGCGTATTCTGTCCCGCGACAGTCTGCGAAGCCTGTACGGGTCGCGCAAGCGGGTTTACGGGCGTTGCCGAACGTCCGGGGTTATCGCCAGAGTAAGGTCGGTTGTATTGCTTTTGCGTACTCACCAATTTCTTGGGGTTCATCCCGCCATTGACATCCAAGTTCAACGGATTCGCCTTGACGTTGAGCCGGGTAGCATCCGTCCCAACGTTGAGCCGGGTAGCATCCGTCCCGACATTCTCCGGGTTTTGCTTTGAACCAAATGTCGGTACGTTGATCTTGCCGTACTGTTCTTTGTAGAGACGTTCAGACTCGGCGTACAGTGCATCAAGATGCGGTTCAATCCCTTTGCCGAAAGCATCAATGGCGGCGCGGGTGAACATCTCGCCCTTAACAACGCCCTTCGCCATCTTCACCGCCATCAGTTTCGCCAAATCGGGTAAGAACTTGGCAAACCGTGCGGCAGTCATCGCTCCAAACGGGTCAGCCATCACAATGCCCTTGCCGAGTTCGCGCTTCAGTCTGTCCGACAAACGCGCCTGAATACGGCTTTCAATGGCTTCCAATTGCTTGAATCTAACTTCAGATGGCGTAAGGGCAGACGGTGCAGATTTTTCATCCCAATAGCGAATTTCTCCTCGCGCATAGGCACGATTGCCCACAACGGTGATTTCATCCGCGCCACGCACACCATTGCCTTCAGAGTCTACAAACAAATGCAAAGACCGAGGATTGAATCGCAAAGGAACGCCCTCTGTTGAAGGAGGAACCTGCGCTAATTCCCCACTAACAGATGCCATAGGGTATTTGCTGGATTGACCTGAAGCTATCTTTTCCCTTGCCCCTTGATTGACTTCCAATTCAGCATTACGAACGGTCACTGCGCTATCGTAGCCTAATGCTTCGCCATTGTAGTTCTTTGCGTGAATGGTTTGTATCGGCGCACCATTTACCTCAGAAGCATTCAGGTTCAATCGTATGCCAACTTTTGTACCATCTGGCAAATTGCGGTTTGCCATTACTAAAGGCGCTTCTCGTTTAGTCCAGCGGAAACTACGCAATTGCTCGTCTGTAGGCGCTTCCTTTCCAGCATAAGATGGTTTCTTTTGGACACTGGAGGTTGGTTGGGATGTAGGGGGCAAAGAAAAAGCGACTCCGTAAGGCTTTTCCATTCCTCTGGACTCATCAGCAGTTTTTGCGTTACTGTATAGCGGTCCATAGAAAGCGTCTTTTGCTTTGCCGTTTTCGTCAACAAACTCCTCTGGTCTGTACGACAAGTCTTTGCCGCCCATAATAATTTCGACGGTACGCGCAAAACGGGACGGCGAAACATTTTCTTTCTGTTTCGACAGCACGTTCCGCAACATATCGACAAGGCGACCAAAAGCCTTTTTGACTTGTTTTTGCAGGCGTTCCGATAAAGGTAATTTAGCGTCTGCCTCTCGCTCCTTGATGTTCTCTGCTGTTCGCTTCAAGGCATCTTGCCATGTAGGTTTGACTTTCGGCGCAGGGGCGGTCATCCCAAGATATTCAAGGTAAGATTGCGGGGTTTCTTTCGCGTTTAATTTCCCGCCTTTCCCAACCTGAAGCATGATTTCTTTGCGAATGCCTTCGGCAACCCATTCGTTGAACAAGTCTTTCAAGTCATAATCTGATCCAGGGAATTTGCGGTATAATTCCGCTCTCATATTTTCGTTGCCCACCAAATCAGCAAAGTAATTGTGTAACGATGAACGTTCTTCGCTGGGTAACAAGAATGACAGGTGATGAGCTATTTCATGGGGAGTAACATCCTCTTGACCTGCGCCTATTTTTGATAGAAAGACAACGGAGTTTGCCGTTTCTAATGGATGCCTCAAAGTGTAAAAACCAGATGCTTTTACATCAGCTACTGCGCTGTCGCTTGCGGTTTGATCTGTGTTGGAAAGGCGAACAAAGTCAAAAGCGGAAGTTGGCAATGTATCAACAAACAGTTTTGCTACCTTCTTGGCGGCAGGAGACAGGTTCTGATCCAATTCTAAGGATTTAAGGAAGTTTTCCTTGCCCGTTTGCACAATGCCTTTTGCGGTTTGATCCCGTTTTAACTCCTCTTTTTCCCGCTTATGTTGCTCCAACACCTGCTCAAACGTTGGTACATAATTACGATCTCTTTCCTCTTGAAGTTCTTTTTCGTTTTCTACTTTCATCCTACGAGCAAATTCTTCTTTGCTCATAGGCTCATCCATCCATGCATCTTTTTCGATGCCTCTTTGATGCTCGATTTTGACCGCTTCCCAAAAAGTGTCGGGGTCTTTGTCAAAAGTACGGCGGTCTGTCCGTCGCATAATCCGGTCAAACTCATCGCGGGTTATGCCGGGGTTATCCTGCATCTCCTCTAATCCAACACTAATCAGAAAGTCAACATCGTACCTATCATCTGGAGTGAATTTTGAGTACAATATCGCTTTGTCTTTTGATGCAAAGCCTTCTTTGGCATGAATCTCATTGGATTGTTTCCATATCTCCCGCAAGTACGGCTTGATCGCTTCCCCATGCTCGGCGACCATCTGCTTCGACCACTCCGCAAACTTGACCGCGCCCTTAGCAATCTTGACCGCGCCGAGTTTGGCATACGCCGCAATCAGTTCCGGTTCATCTTCGGGGCGATACGTGATGCCTGCACCCTTCTTCCGCTGCTTGATCTCGTTGATCTTGGCGCGAGCGTCGGACTCGATGGAGTCAAGGCGGGAAGTAGACTTTGCAGGTTCAGAAACAGCAACGCCCTCCGGTTGGGAGGGCGTCTTGCTTACTTCTTGGGCAGGTTTAGCGGGGGAGGGTTCTTGGCTACTGAGAAGGTTTGCGCCTTGAGTTTCCTCTGGTGAACGTGCGCTACTGCCTCCCGGTGTGTCTGCGGTAGGCTCTTGGCTTTCTTTAGCGCCGCCGCTACGAAGTTCAAGTCGCCCGGAGACAATTTCTTTGACGGACTTGCCGACGACATCTCGGAGTTCATCGGCGAGGGTGACGGTCGCCTTATGGACGGTTGTTTTTCCATCAGATACTTCCTTTGCTAACTGAGCGACACGCGCCTTGACGCTTTCATTCTCTAATACAAGACGGGTTCTTTCCCGGACGGCGCGAGCGGATTCGCCCATCATCGCCGCTTCCTGTCGCCTTGCCTCTGAGTCAATCTTTTCGCCGTCGCGCAGTTTGGCGCGGGTCGGCGTCGTCAGTTCATTGTACGCCCGTGCCAATTCGGTTGCAACGCCGTTTTTGATATCGACGCGAATACCCCTCGTAGACGTTGCAGGAGCTTGGTATTCGCCGCCGAATAAATCCCCTTGAGAAGATTCTTGCGCGAGTGTTCCGTCGTTCTGATCCTGCAAAAACTCATTGCCAAGATCGCGCCCCTTGTCGAACGTGCCATAGTTCCTGCTCGCCGCCTCATGGATTGCGCCTTCCTGCGCTTCGGGCGTAAGCCCTTTGACACTTCCAATCCCCGCCGCAACGCTTTCCGGCAAGTCGCCCATACGAACGCGACCAATTGCCGAAGGCGTCAGCGCAGATAATCCCTGAATGTTTCGCGCCATGTCGCCCGTCATGCTAATGCCGTACTTAGAAAAATCCTCTGGATTTATACCAAGTTCGCCCATTACATCAAGCGCATCGGCAGCGGTTCCTTTTCCGTCACGGATATTCTCTAAAGCGCCATACGCCCGCGCTCTTTCTGGCGTCCATCCGTCTTTAGCGTCCAGCACACGAACAGAAACCTGGCGCGGCATATTTTGTAATTGACCATCCGCGCCGACACGGACAAACGATTTTGCGCGGTTGGCAAGTTCGCGGCGATGGTGCGAATTGACGGCAACAAGCCTTCCATCCTCATACCGGAATACCGTCCATACCCCGCCTTGATCTACATCATAGGTATCCGTGCCTTTTAATGCATCAGTAACGTTGTTCTTTTTGTCCTTGACGCCCGTCGTCTTGTATTGCATACGCGGGTCAATGTCAATGGTAGAAGGGTCAACAATCTCGGTGCGAATTTGAGGTGCGGCATCCGTCTTAGCAGGTTCCGTCTTAACAGGTTCTGTCTTAGCAGGTTCCGTCTTAGCAGGAGTCTCCGCAGGAGTCTCTGCAACAGGCGCGGGAGTCTCTTTAGCAGGTTTTGTCTTAGCAGGTTTAGCGGTAGGAGGTTTGGGCGACAGATCAAGACCTGGCACGGTAGGAACGCCCGGTTTGTTCGGAGCAGACGATTCCCCTACCGGATTCAATCTGATACCCGGCGCTGACGGAACATTTCGAGAAGGCGAGGCGCTTCCCTGACGAAGCGGAGACGGACTCTTGTCTACAAGGGGGTTCGGAATTATTGTTGTATCAGGATTCTTCGCGCCCGGCATCATTGGCAGTCCGTTGATATTTGGCAGTCCATACGTCGGGTAGGGAACATTGCCAAGATCAAGGCGCGACATTCTTGCCGCCGTCTCCAATGGAACCGGGTTCGATGGGTTGACTTTCTCCGGGTTGTACAGGTAGTCAAGGATATCGGGTTCCTGCGGGTTGTTGTCGTTTAGGTCAATACCCTGCATCCGCGCTTTTGTACCCTGCGAAACAAGCGATCTGCGCCCGGTGATTTGCGGCAAGTTCGCGCCTTGACCGTCATACCCTCCGGGCATCAGGTTCAGGTTCATCGCACCCGGCGCGGCAAGAGATGTAGGGGGCTGGGGAAGCGGAGGACGAATGGACGGAGTATCGTCACGGAAAGACGTACTGCGCTGATTTGTTTTTAAAGCGCGTCTTGCCGACTGATATCCCTGAATCGGGTCAAATGGTCGCTCTACGACGCCATTGTGCGCCCGTCCTGCAAGAGCGCCTGCAATGGCTTCTGCTGCCATATACGGATCACGGTTCTTTGCCGCTTCTATCGCAGGAGGAACGGACAAGCCCACATTCAATCCGACATTGCTCGCCGCTTCAAACCCTTTGGCAAATTGACGCGCCGCCGCGACGTACTCTGGAGCCGCCCTTCCCGCTATCGCCGCGTTATACATGGCGAGTGGCGAGACTCCACGCGCCTTCGCCGCCGCCATCAGCGTTTTTCCTGACGCGATTGCGCCATAAGCGGATTTCGCGTTACGCACCGCTTGCGCCGGGTTCAACCCAAACGCAACGGCAAGCGCCGTGATCTTTCCTGCTGCCGCCGCGCCGGGAGCCGTTGCATTGGCTTTTTCCTGTCGCTGGCGGTACTGGTCGGCAACCTCCGGGTCGTAGGAGTTGCCCATCATTGCGCCCGCCGCCGCATCAATACCCTTCGGACCAAGCATCGCGCCGCCTGCGCTACCGAGAACCGTTCCCGCAAGCGCCCCCACCGGACCAAACGCCCCCCCGACTTTTCCAAGAACCGCGCCGCCTGCATAACCTGATGCCGCCGCTTTTGCAAGCTCCGGGTAGTCTTGTAATTGGGAGTCCAAATATACCTGTGTCGGGTCTTTGGCGACAAGGGGATTTGTCTGGTCAAACACTTCATTCGCCGCCGCCGTGTAACCATTTTTCTTCAAGCGAGACTGTTCCATCTGCGATAGGGAAAGCGCGAAGTTACGGGCAATAGCATTTGGAGCGTTCAAGATTGCATCGCCCAAATACCCCAATGCGCCTAACTCGTTTTTGCGTGGAGGCGCAACAGTTGGGACATTTGGCGCAGTCTTCCGTAATGCCTGTGCGTTATTGGCGTAAGGCGTTCCTAAAACATCGGGGATTGCATTGCCGAAAAAATCTGTCTTGACAGGAGCGCTCGCCTGTACATCTGCGTAAGACTTGCCCCCATTGGAAATAGCAATATTGTCACGCCGTCTAAAATCTGTAATGCTCATCGGCGGCGATTGAGGCGCAGGCTTCGGAGGCAGTTGCGCGGGAGGAGGAGTCAACGGAGTTACCGCAGGGGTGAGGAAACTTGTGGAGGTGGAACCTGGCGAAATAAGCGAAGGGTCTTGTACGAATTGCTCCTCTCCATTGGAACCGATCAGCGATACATCCCCCGCAGGGTATACCCGACCTACTTTGTATTCCTTGTCGCCGTAAAAAACGCTATTGCCTTTGAAGATATGAGGGTACTGATTAGCGAACGCAGAAAGGTAGTTAATACTCCTTCGTTGTTGACCGCTCATGTTTGCAAATTGACCACGCAATTCGTTAATTGCGGAATCATTGTTGACGCCGCTACTTGGCAATTTTGCCGTTCCCGCAGGAAGGTTTGAAAGAAAGGCGTCCTGCGGTTGAAATACCGTTTCTGATCTTAACCGCTCTGTTGGTTGCTGAACAGTAGGCGCAGGGGCAGGCGCAACGGGAGAAGGAATTAGCTTGGGAGCAACAACAGGTTTAGGCGTAACGGTATCCGGGTACGCCTTTGAGAACATGGCGTCGATATCAGACTCTTTGGGCATCTCTGCGCCAACAGGAACCGTGATCTTCAGTTTACGCCCTTTAGGGTCGGTAAGAACAATATCTGGCATAATGAACTCCTTATTTCACGGTTTCAAATTTATATTTTCCGTACTTGCCTTTTGCTCCCGCCTGTACTTTCAAAGGAGGAGGAGTAGCGTTATTTTTACCGGGGGTATCGTAAATAAAACCGCCTGTAGGGTTTTTAACAAGGGGTTTGCCGTTTGAAGGAATCGTGACAGGGAATCCTAAAGGAACATCAGGTTTGGTTTTGGGAGAATTAGGATTCAATCTGGATCGTTTTGTATCGACCAACTCTTGCATTTGATTTTTTTCTTCAGGAAGGAGAGTGTACCAAACGCCATTCTTTCTATATCCGCCCGCCTTTAAAATGCTCTCCATCGCACCAATTTCATCATTAACTTTAAAAATTTCAGACGGCGTCAATCCGGTTACCGGGTCACGGAAGGAAGCGCCCGGCTTTTTGCTTTTCTCATACTCGAATCGTTTTAACGCAAGCTCATAAGTCCTGTCGGCATTCTTTCTTGCCGCCTCCGTAGTCGCCGCCTGTTGAGCGGCTACGGCTTTGCGTAGTTCAATCTCCGCTTTCTGATACGGCGTCATTTCGTCGTTTGCTTTGAAATTGTAATTTATTGGCAATGCGCTGGGATTCAGCGCCTTCATGATCTGGTTTAGCCTGTTGCCCGCCTGTTGTTTTGTTTCAATAGAAGCGTTCGGGTTTTGCATTGTCCTTTCATGGATGGGAATCTCTAACTGCAATCGCTTGACTTGCGCCTCATACTTCAATTGATCTGGTGACTTTGCCGGGATTTTGGCAAAAGCGCCCGCCCCCGGATACTTCTGCAAAATTGCAGGATTGCCCGCAAGATACGCTTGTCGAGCCTCTGGAGTCATCTGGGCAAGCATTATCACCATCGCCCGTTCATCGTCTCTGATGCCGTTCTCTCTTTTCTCTTTTTCGGCAATAGAGCGCTCCAGAGCGGTTACCTTCTTAATGCCCAAATTCTCCCGGTTCGCCGCTTGCTGATACTGTCTCTGGTAGTCCTGTGCCGCTACCTGATTCGCGTTCTGGATATCCTGTACTTGCGCGTTGTAGTTCTGCAATCGGTCTTGCTCCCGCGCATCCGATCCCTGCATCGCACCCTGACCGCCTGCCGCAAGCCCTGCAAGAGCGCCCTGACCGCCGCCAAGCAATCCTCCCAGCAATGCCGCAACACCAGAGGCAATCAAGCCCCGCTTCGCATCGCCCCTGAAATCACGCGGTGTCAATGCCGGATTCCGAATCATGTTAGGAGGAACCGGATAGTCATACGTTTTGGAAAGATATTCCGGTAACCGTTCTTCATCCGTTGTGCTGTTTTCTACAGGAGGCGCAATCAGAGGAAAAGAAGGAGGCGTTTCACGTTGCATCAATCCCCGATCCGGCGCTTGTATGGGAAACAGCGAACCGGGCGTAAGACCGTTTTGGCGTAAAGTATTGCGCCAATCCCAACCCTGATCCGGCATCATCACCGAGATATCCTGATTGTCCTTATTTTTCACTGTTCGATTTGCAGGTCCGCTTTGACTTGCAGGTATCGGTATCCATTGACTTCGCAGCGGCACAGGATCAAGACCCGTATTTGGTTTTTTTGCAGGAGGTTTTGCCATTAGTGTGATTCCCTTTTCTCTCTGTTAAATCAAAGCGGTTTAGACTGCGTTTGTTGTCTCTGCGCGGGTATCCCGCCGAACGCGCCCATTCCGTACAAATTCCCGGCGAGTTGCAATCCCCCTCCAAGAAGTCCCATCAATTGTTGCTGTTGCGCGTCCTGTTGCGCCTGCCATGCCTGCGCGAGATTGCCGTACTGGTTCGCGGCGTTGCCATACGCGCTTTGCGCCCCGCCATATGCGCCCATTGCGTTGCCAAAGTTCTGCTGCGCCTGACCGGAAAGAAGTTGTTGCAGTTGGTTCAGGGAATCCGCCTGCCGCTGATCGTAGTAGTTACTGGCGTCATTCCCGGCAGAACCAAGCGCTTTTGCGAGTTGCGCGGCGTACACCGTACCCTGCCCCTGATTCCACGAGTTGCCCCCGCCCCCGGCGCTCTGGTTTTTCAGCATTTCCATCTGCTGATTGTAGGCGTCCTGCACGTTGCCGAGTCGCCCGTTGATATATCCCGCCCTCTCCTGCGAGGTCGCCCCGCCTGAGCGCCGCTGAAGCAGTTGGGCGAGTTGAGAGGTGGCGTCCTGCGCCTGCGGTCGGTAGTAGTTGTAATCGTCGTAGGATTGCTGACCGGCGTTGTTGTACTGCGAGCCAACGCGGGAGAGGTTCCCCGCCTGAGTCGCCACATCGCCCGAATACGGGTTCTTGCCCCCGCCCATTCCAAAGATTCCTGCCATGTGCGTGATCTCTTTTCTCTCCCGCCATTCTTTCAAGAGTGGCGCGTTAAAATGGTTACTGAATGTACCAGGCGTTCGCCCCGTCGCTGATGAGTGTAATGCAAGCAAACGGCGCAATAATCGCCGTCTTTGAATAACTTGCGGAACCGTCTACGGTGTCGCCGCCGCCTGCGGTCGCCGTGATCTGTCCCGTTTGCGTTCGTTTGATCGTCAGTCTCCGTGCGCCAAAGGACGCCGCAGAGACAAGCGTTACCGTGATATCGCTTGCGTTGGTGGATACCACAACGTCATTGGTCGCGCCGATGGTGTAGGTCGTGCCGGACGCCGTAACGATGCTCAGGGCGTTACTGCTTGCCGGAACCGCCCACGTATCATCGCCCCTTAAAAACGTCGTTGAGGAAGGCGACCCCGTAGCCGAAAGTTTGCCGATGGCTATCGTAGAACTGGCAATCTTTGCGCCGGTAATCAAAAGGTTCGGAATATCCGCAAGCGCCATTGAACGAAAAGACGGCGACCCGCTCGATCCGTCCGGTGACGCCCACAAAAGGTTTGCCGATTGCGAAGCGAGCGTTGCCGTAATAACTCCGTTTGAAGTCAGCGGCGAATTGTCTACCGTGAAGATAGACGGCAGAGCAAGGCTTACGGAAGTCAGACCGGACGACGATGGCGGAGGCGTGTAGGTGGACGTGCTGACAACCGGGCTTGCCGCTTGTGTCGTCACCCGCTTTTCAAGTTCCGCAATCCGCGCCAGCAGTTGATTGTTCGCCGCACGAAGGGAGGAAAAGTCTGCGTCATAGTCGCTCTGGCGCAGGTTTTTTGTGTTAAACTCAGGCATGGATGTTGACTCTTAAGCGATTCTTAAAGCGACTTATCTTCTTCGGCGCTCAGGAACAATCGGCGCAGGGTGCAATAGTTGGTCGCCGTGCCGGGAGTCGCCGTAAAGACCAGTTGCAGATACCTGCCCCTTGTGCGGGACGATACTTTCATGCGCGAGATATCGTTCACTCCAGCAGCGCCCGTATAGGTGAATTGCGTCTGATTGCCCGTTGACCCATCTCCGATGGCGGTAATCACAAACGATGGCGTATCGGGCGATACGCCATCGGGCGATGCCGCCTCGCAGGAGAACCCCATGCGCTCGCCCCGCAGTTTCCTTGCCGGTGCGGTCAGAAGGCGCGTATTGATCGTCATCGTCACGGCAGAGGTTGACCCGCCCGACGTTGATTTATCGCCATACGTGCCGCCGGTGATCTTGTAAATCATTCCGTCGTTTCGCGTCACATAGAAGTCGTTCTGATCCGCCGACGAGGAGAAGGTGAACCCACCCGTAATGCCCGTTTTTTTCCACCGAAGCCAGCGTCCTCCCGCCATCTGATCCAGCACGTAAATCCCCGCCGTCTCTGAATCGCCGGAAACAAACGGCGCGGCAAGGTACAGACGATCCGCTTGAGAAAAGAGAGACGATTGCACATACGCCGCCGCAGACAGGGGAGCGCCCGTCAATGTGGCTTGCGGGTTCAATGCTCGGTCAATCAGTTGCGAGGCTTTCCCGATCTCCTCCCCGTCCCATGTCCGAAGTCCATCTTCCGCCAAGAAGTACAGAAGGTTCCCGAACACGAAGCAGGCGTTGGCGCAGATTGCGCCCCGTTGCGTCGTTCCTGCATAGCGGCGAAGGTCGAAGTCAGACGGCGACGAACCGCGTAAGACGGCGAGCATATCCTTAAAGAGAATGATAAGGCTTTGCTGATAGGGGATGATCCTCACCGCAGATTGACCCGACGATGCGTTCTCGTTACCGGAGATTCTTCGCCAGTAGCCCTGGTTGATAACGTTGGCGCTTGTCGGGTCGTTCACCGTGTCCCAATAAAGCCCGAACTCATTGCCGGTATTGACCTGAGATAGATAGATAGATGCGTTGCCCGTCCCGCTATTGGGTTGCGTGATAACGGCGAGTCGTTGGGCGAACACGGCGACCGAGACGGCGTACCCCCACGCCCCGCCGAACGCAGGAGCGGTATGGTCTACCATCGTCGTCGTTCCGATCAATGCCGTATCAGGCGTTGAATCCGTCAATACGCCCGAAGAATAAGCGCAGTACGACGAACCATACGTCAGTGACCCGCCCGAACTGACTTCCGCCACCTTGCGGTACAGACCGTCCGTGAACGTGCCGCCTGAGCGCCATACCTCTGTTACCGCTCCGCTATTGGTCGGAGGGTTGGAGGAGAAGTTCAGTTGCCCTGTCGCAAGTACCTGAGTCGGGATGATACCGGGTGAGCCGTAAATGGCTTGCGACAGATAGTTGTTGGTCGCCGTCTTTTCACGGATGGCGTAGGTGTACACAAGCGATGGCGTCAGGTTTCCCGCGTTGAAGATAGGACCAATCTGGAACACCGCTTGCCCCGCCGCCGAAACGCCCGACAAAGGCAAATCATCAACGGAGTAAAAGTCAATGATTTTGATTGCGCCAAGAATGGTAGAGGATGATCCTCCGATATTATCTGACAACCCCGAAAGGTTTGCCGTCAGGTATTGCCGCCCGGTTGAATCGGTGTATGGCAACAGTTCCGCCGTGTCTACATAATTGCCGTTGTACGTGTTGCGAAAGCGCATACGGATACGGGGAGTTTGCAACCCCTGAATCAAAGGAGAATACGAAATGGCAATCTGTGTGTAATTTGAGAAGTTAAGCGTACTGCCAACCGCAACAAAGTAGTTGTAACTGATGTGCTGATTGCCGATCCTTGCATAACTACCCGGATAGACCGTCGCCCCATGCGCGAAGAACTGAACGCCGCTATTAGACAAAATAGGCGTTGGGGGAGCGACAGGAACTATATCCACTTCGGTAATATAAGGACCGTTAGTAGAACCTCCCGTGCCGGAACCTGAGTTTTGAAACCCCACTTTCAATTTCACAGGCACGGTATCGGCAATGATGTTAGCGAACGAGAAATACACCGACGCCAGAACTGCTGAACCCGTCGTCGCCGTTGTGAACTGAACCGGAACAGACGCCTTGACCGTCCCTCCGCTATCACAGGCGTACAACGTCACCGTGACGGCGTTGGTGGCAAAGGAGGCAAGGTACTGGAAGTTGACACGGAAGTGAGTCGCGTACCGTGTTACCGATTCGCCTGTTGTCGGGGTGAACACCGTGACGTTGCTATACTCGGAACCCGTCTTGGTGATGATGTTGTCGCCCGTCGCGTCAAGCCTGACCCATCCTCCCGTTGACTGATTCGCCGCATTGTAAACTGTGCCTGTCGTCGTCGTCAAACTCTGGTTGGTGGCAAGCTCGACGACTGTCGGCGAGTTGTTGACATACCAGACGCTTGACCCGCCTGTCTGGTCATCAAAGATATTATTGGTGACGCCCGAACCTTGCGGCTTGCCCCCGGCGAATTTAGAGTTACTGACCGTGATGGAGGATGCGGAGTACGTATCATTTACAAGGTTTGTTGCCGAAGTGAAGGAAACGACCTGGTTGTTCGTCAGAGAATCCGCTACCGTGTACGAGGGCGTTGTCGCCCCTGTAATGCCCTCCACAGACCCCGCAGGCGCGTAGCGGTATACTTTGCCGTCCGTTGAACCCACGATGAAAACGTAGTCGTTCCCGCGTATGAGTTGCACCTTCGTACAGTCCCATGTCGCGCCCGTCGCATTGGTCGCCGCAACCGGAGCGGATGCCCCTTTCACCCAGTAGTAAAGAGCGCCGCCCGAAGTCGCCGTCGCCAACGTTCCCGCCACAAACACGTAATACTGAACGCCGCTTGAATCCCGGAACGTGGTTCCCGCCGCAATATAGACGTTCGTACTGATAGCGCTCGTCCAGACGCCCTGCATACCGGGTCTTGTCTGAAGATGCCCCCCGTCGCCGATATGCCCGACAAAGATGGCGTCGTCGCAAGCGGTCAGGAAACCGGGAGGTAAAGATTCAGGAGGCGTTGAAACGTCCAGTCCGTTGAAACTATTTTCTAAAAGAACATTTGTTCCCATTGGCAAAGCCTTTGTCCTGAGATAACGTATCCGGTTAAGGAGTCTCTATGAAAAAATCACTGATCCCTGTACTGATTGCGCTTTTTCTCGCCGGGTGCGGAGGAGGGGGAGGAAATTCGCCATCCTCGCCTCCACGCGCCACTTCTGACCCCATCGGGTACGGCGTCAACTACAACGCCGACAAGTTCATCACGGTCGGCATTGAACACATCAGCGATCGGAACCTACAAGGATATAAACTGTTCGCCAAAAACGGCGACGACAAAACCAAATGGCTACAGATTGGCAGGGCGAACAAAGCGCCGTCTTTCATAGGAGGTAACGGCGTCATTTACTTTGACCCGTACAATTTGCAAGTCAATGTCATTTACCCGCTTGCCCTCTATGACTCCAAAGGCGACGAGGTTCCCATGACCCTGCAAAACGGAGCGCCGTCAACTTTTCACTGGTCGCCCTAAAAGTCGCCCGTCGTGTAAGTCGTTGTAATAGTCGGAGCGTCGGTGTAAGTCGTTGAGCAGTCCGGCTGGGAAACGTATGTCGTTGTGCAATCCGGCGTCGTTGAATACATTGACGAGACGACAAGTGTACTGGAACCGGAACCGCAAGGGTTGGAAGCCGATAAAACAAACGTCTGAGCCGACCCTATCTCGTAAGAGCGCAGGGTATAGGTGTACGACCCGCTTGCATTGCCGCTATAGATTGTCTCGCTTACCGTCTGCCCAAAAATGTTTAGATAAGAGTGCGTGATCGTCGCCGTCAGGCTTGCGTCACTTGCCGGGAACACTGTCCACGTCAGGTCAATGAACTTGCCGCATTTAGTAAGCGTTCCGGCAAGCGTAACCGTTGGCGTTGAAGATGTCGCCCCGGTGACTGCATTGGAATTAGAAGATTCGCTGATCCCGTCCCATGTTCGCACCGTCCATGTATGCGATTCCGCTATACTCTGACTTGTTGCAACATAACTAATCGTTGGCGCAGTAACCGTTGCGACCAATGCTCCATCCCGGTAGACACGGTAATTCACCGCAACCGAAACTGTCGCCCAGGATAAACTCACACTCGTCCCGGCAGCAGAACAGAAATTCGCTGTTAAGACGGGCGCAGAAGGACTGAGCGATACACGGAAATCGTACAGGTCAAGAGAGACTTGTGTCGGTTGACCATTATTAGGGCGCGTTAAGTTGAGGGCAAAGCGTATCGCCTGAACGCCGCCTGTTATCGCTGACCCATTTCCTGTTGCGGTATCGTAAACGCTTATCCCATTACGAAGCGTTATGGCAACAGGCGTTCCGGTTTGCCAGGAACCTGTAGAGTCTTTATAGTCTAATCTCTTTGTGCCTGTAGCGCCGTTGAGAGACGAGTTGTAATTCGCGTTGTAGGTTGCTTGCCAATCCCCTAAGAGCCATGTATCACTGAGCGTAATTTCGCCCAACAACGTGATTGTCGCAGGAGAAGCGGAGGTATCCTGAACGTCCTGAAAGCTGGAGGGGTACGTAGCCCGCGTCAGTGTGTCGCCCGGTGAACCATCCTGTAGATATGCCGTTGCAATCAGACCGCTATCAGAACCAGAGCGAGAGTTAAGAGTTCTGTATTTGACACTGGAAATACGGACAACGCCAACCCCGAACGAATACTGCCCCAAAAGCGCAGGGCGTACCGATGCGCTGATACTGCCGCTTGGCAGTGTTACTGAGTCAAGAAGCGAACTGGAGCGCTTAAGTGATGAGTCAATCGCCATCAGAAACGCTCCTTACGAATATTTACCCCTTGTGAAAACAGAGCCGTCGTCGCTCTTGGTCGAAGTCGCCGCCGTTGTCGTCCCGTCGTCCTTAAACACCGTCTCGGTAGTCGCCGTCTGCGTTCGCTTGTTTCTACCCAATACGAAAAGCCAGTTGATAGCGTCCTTCACCGAAGCGGTAATCGCAGGGATCGATGAAATGTCCGACAAGGCGACCGCCCAAATATTGGCAATCAGTGAAGGCGAGTAGGGAATCGTGTCTACTACCCCTACCCCTGTTTGTCCGACAATGGTATATGTCACCTCGATGGGGAACGTCCATGCCGAATCGTCAATGCTGACGATTGCCGAATACGAACCTATACCCGTCGTTCCCGCCGCATCCATCTTTTCTGCAATCCCGGTGTTGGTAGCGGCGATTTTGGTAGCGGGAGACGAGTCACGGACAGAGTACCGGACATTCGCCGCCTGACCTGATTTAGACGATCCGAAATTGACTGAAAATAGATAAATAGCCATTTGTCTCAGTGCTCCTTAGAACGTGAACCACGACGACGGTATTTGATTCGCCATCAGTTGATGATAGGCGGAGGAAGGATGCGTTCCGTCCGTTGTTGGCGCATTCGCGCTCCCGGTCGCCAGCCACCTGCCGCCGTTCTGCGTCAGCACGTTTGAGGAGTTCGCTTCAATGTTTGTGCAAACGTCGTATACCGTCACTGCTTTACTGCTACCGCCACACGCCGCCAGTTGCGCCGCCGTCACCGTCGCCAATGCCTGTTGTACATACCCGGATGCAGAAGAATCCCTGAGCCACGCATTAATGGCTAATCGGTTCGATTCCTGGCTTGTGACCGTCTGATTCGCCGCCGTCGCCCACGAGTCCGTTGAAGTGGTTTTGGGCAGGATGGTGACGCGAGCGACACGAACGCCGAGGGAGAGACAATAGCGGGTAATTGTCAGGATATCCGCCTGTAGTTGCGCCGTCGTGCGTGAGGCGAGGTCGTTAGTCCCATGATTCAGGACGGCGTGAGTCGCATATCGCAGGAGTTGCGTTCTTAACGCAGATGTCGTCCCGGTAAAGTTTTGCGCCGTCTCGCCGCCCGTTGATAGCGAAAAAATCGGGATGCTTAGGTCGCGGCACGAGCGTTCCGCGAAACCCTGATAAAACCCGGAGTTGCCCATCGTAAATTCCGTTGCGCTTGAAACGGAAACCGTTTCGCCCGTACCGGATGCAATAGAGTCCCCAATTATCGCAACCGTAGGGAGCAGGTCTGCATAATTGTTGAGTCGCCCTAAAATCAGAACAGGCGCAAACGCTGAACCGTTGGTGAACGACCCCATACTTCCGCTGTCTACAGAATCGTTGTTATTTGTCACACCCTCGCCGGTGCTATTTGCCGCCCAACGATAACCGCCCGCAGGAATGTTTTCCCCTGTTCCACATTGCGCCCCGTTGCGCGTAAAAACATAACTGTTTGCATTGCAGGGTAGCGGTACAGAATCGCTCCATGCAAACACACTGGTCTGCACGGTTGCAGGGATCGTGACAGTACGCGCTCCGGCGAACGGAATCGGGATGCGCGGTTGCGTTTCGTCCGTCGCCGAGGTTCCGGGGCGTTGCACCGCCGATTTAACAGTGATGGCGTTGGTATTGGCTGTTTCCCCTGCCGCCGATCCGCTCCCCTTCCAGTTGGCGTAAACAAACATCAATTCCGAGCAATCGTACAAAATTTTATGCTTGACGCGAAACGTAGTGTAGTTACTGCCGGATGTGGTATATCCGCCTTTACCGGGGTTGTTGTACTGCGCGACGACCGCCCACCCCTGCAACCGAAGAAAACGGTTGAGTTTGTCGATATCCGCTATTTGCGATGGTACAAAACTGGGCATTTAGATGGTTACTCCGAGAAGCACGATATTTGAATTAGTGGACCCAAAATAAACCCGCCGAACGTCCCCGGCGACAACAGGCAGGCGACCATCAGGGCAAGGAACAACACAAAAGGAAGGTTTCGGCGTAATTTCAAGTCATTACCAGCTTCCCGCCGCAGACGGCGATGAACAGGATGAAAAACGTCAGAAGAACGAGGTAAAACAGGCAAAGATGAACGGGTTTAACGCGCATGGACAGTCTCCTTCGCGTTTTTGTCTCGGACAGGGACGGGAACGAGTTTGACTTCAAGCCCGCAATGGCGGCAGGCGATAGGGTGTTTTTTCAAGAAGTCCTGCCGTTGCGAAGGCGTCACTTCTTTGTCAATCTCGTATTCGCACATATTGAAAGTATTGCAATCAGGGCATACCACTCGCACAAGTGTGTGCGATAAAAGGTTCATCAATCGCTCATTTCTGCGGGTTAAGCGCTCCCCGGTACTTCCACCCTTTCAGGCTTTTGGGGAGGCGCGAGATCAGTTCCTGTCGGCGCAGTTCAAACTCGTTGTTCCAGACCTGCGCCCGACCCGTCATCGTCTCGTCGTCAAAGTTCTTCGCCGCAATCAGGTAGCTGATCCGGTATTCCAGCATTTCAAGCAGATCGTCAGGAAGCCATGCCGTCGTGTCCGTGCCAGAGGTGGCGACGGTAGGGACGCCATAGCCCGATACCTTGAGCGTGTAGGAAGACGCCGGAGGAGGGTTGATGGCGTAGTTTCCGCCGTCGCCGTACTCGCACCAGTACAGGGGCGTTGCGCTTGTTGCTGAGTGCAATCCGCCCGCCGATTCCGTCCAGTTGACCAGTTCCAGCATCCCGGCAGGCGATAAATTTGTTCCGTTGTAGGCGATTTCATACGCCGTCCACAACGCCGAAATGCCAGAGGTCAGGGACGATAGAGAACTGAGGTTAAAGACCACCTGACCCGTCGTGTACGAGGAGATCGTGCCTGTTCCCGGCAAAGGGATACAGGTGCGGCACAGTTCCCCGCAGACGGCGTTGTAGAGGTCGATAACGCCCTGCGTGGTGGTGGTGGTGGGCGTTCCCGATGTGCCGCTCTGAAGCGCTGCCACATCGGTATTTGCCGCTTCGTTGAGCCTGCTGTAGACGCGCTTTTCAAGCGCAGAAAGGGTGATGCTCATAAGAGTTAAATCCGGTGGTTACTGCGCGAGAAGGTGCGGGTGATGCCCTCAAGCCTGCGAACGCCCTTTTCAAACCGTTCCCGGTAATGGGGATAAAGAGCTTTTGCCCTTTCGCTCGTGTGGGCGAACATGATGGCTCGCTCCGACGCTACCCCGTCCAGAACTACTTCCTCTGCCTCCGTGTGAAGCGGTATGATAGAGGAGTCCGTGATAGCGACTCCTGCGCCGTTCGTGTCGTATGACCAGTACGCTCCCGGCACAAAGTAGCCTTCAAGTCGGTAACCTGAAGTGCGAGAAGTGGAAGGCGTCGGGTAGAAGGTGAACGTGGAATCTGAGCTTGTCGTCAGCAGGTATTGCGGCGGATCGCTTGCCGTGCTGTTTCGCCAATCGTAGGATCGGATATCGTCGAACTTCCAAAGATCGTCGATAATCAGGGGTTGCCAGTTGCCGGATGCGTCCTTGACAACGCCCGTCTTGAGGCGGATCAAATCCGGCATACAGTAATCCGCCTGGTTCGCCACCAATGCCGCCGTTTTGGTCGTGTAGAAACAGAACGTATCCCTTGCAATGCGGTCAACGACTCTCTGGATAATGTCGTTGTACAGAAGGGGATCGTCTCCCGCTTCCGTGCCTTGAAACTCTCCTAACCGTTGCGTGGTGATCCGTTTAATGTCGCCGCGTGTCAGTGACATGGTGTGATTTCCTCTTCTCCCCGGCAAAACAAAAGGCGTCCCTGAGATTCAGCGTGAATCTCATTTGGACGCCTGCAAAAGGAGTTATTCTCTTGCAACTCGTTCCGAGTGTGCAGATTCGGTCACATTAAGCGGGTAATGCTTGTGAATCCACGCTTCTTCTTCTCGCTGCGTCAAAGGAACGCTATCGCCGGGGAAGAAAGAGTCCCGCACCCCGATGTAATCGTCCCATCCGCTTACCGTGATCGGGTCAAAGTCACGCATCCCTGCCGCTTCCCCGGCGCTGTAGTTCGTTCCCTTTGCCACCCAGCCATGAGCGCATCGGTACGTCAGTTCCGCGCCATAGGGTTTCTGTAGCATGACGACGCTCCCAAACGTCGGCAGGTAGATTGGGGCAACGCCGTGCCTTCGGGCAAATTCTTTGAACGCCACCTGAACGCCCGGTGTGTGGTAGTTCATGCCGTCATGCGACAGCACGATTGCGCCGGGTCGAAGGTGCGCCCACACCGTCTCAAGTTCCTTGAGCAAAGTCCCCGCGCTATGGTCGTCGTCCAGAACGATAAGGTCAACGTCCTTGAGGTCGCCGCCATCGGCAAGGAGGGCGAGGGATTCCACGCTATCGCCGTCCATGAACCGGACAACGCCTTCCACGTCCAGATTCTTGACCGCATTCTTGGCGACAATCATAGAATCAATGTTGCCCTCCACCGAATTGGAGAGGAAAGAATCGTCTATTGTCACCAGTTTCCCGCCCAAGTGCTTCGCCGCCGCCGCAAGGTACACCGTCGCCGCGCCGCAGTACGTTCCCGTCTCCACGATGTTCCTGGCGTCCAGCATAATCGCCAGATGGTAATAGAATCGGTACAGAGGAACGCCACCGACAGCAACCGGGATATCCCCGGCAAGCACATCAAACTGTGACGATGGCATTTCCAACTTGTGCGGGTCACGTTCCGGTTCCGGCGCAGGAGGCGCGGGTTCCAACTCCGTCACAGCAACGCCCGTCACACGCTCTACGGCGCGTAGCAGGACGGTTTCCCAATCGTCCTGAACATCCTGCCGCAAGAGGGTCGCAGACGGATACCAGAAACAATGCTCACCCGTTATCCCCCATCGGTAATCCGCCGCCTTCGGAGTCAGGACAATCAGAGACTTTCCCATACTGCCCGTCAGGTGCGCCACCGACGTATCCACCGAAACCACTGCGTCACAACCGGCGATAATTTGCCCGGTGTACCCGAAGTGTGGCGTCTGGAACGCTTCGCTTCCCTTAATGCCCGGGACCTTCGCCCCCGGCACAAGCGAAACCACTTCCACGCCATGCTTCTTCAGGGTCAAGGCAAACCGTGCGGCAAGTTCTTCGCTCAGGCTTCTTGCCTCATCGTTCGCGTGGCTTGCAGAACCTTTCCAACAAAAGCCGATACGGGAGGACTTCATATCGGCTTTTGTCGTATCAGCGCCGTCATCCTTTGGAGGAAGAGGAGAGGCGCTGAACAGTACGCCATCCGGCAACTCGGACGGCGATTTAATTCCATGAATATGCGGCAGGGACATCAAAGGCAAATGCTCGTCAAATTCCGTGACAAATGACCCGTCGCTTTGAGGCGCGACAATCTGCCATGTCGGAATCCTGCTAAACGACGATAGAAGAGGAATCAGAGGTTGCTGTACCTCGATGACGAGTTTGGGTTTCCCGGCTTTTTTCCAAACCGGGATGATGAAGCGGATCATGCAGAGCGTGTCGCCGAGTCCCTGTTCCCACCACAGGTAAAGCGTTTTATCCTCGCCCAAATACGTGCCGTCCCAATGCGGTTTCATTGTGCGGCACGGCGCACGGTTCGCCCATCGGCATTCGTACTCTTTCCACCCTTCTTCCCATCGTCCAAGAGCAAGAAGGTACAATGCCCGGTTCCACTTGGCGATATTGTTGTAGGGCGAAACCTTTATCGCTCGCTCCGTGTGCGCGAGCGCCAGTTCCACGTTACCCATCGCCCCAGCGCAGATACTTGCCGCCGTATGCCAGTTGGAATCTTTGGGGAAAAGCGATGCGCCAAGCGCCGCTTTTTCGTAGGCTTCGGGCAGTTTGCGACTCTTGGAGAGTACGTCACAGTGATGGTTCAGCACGTCCGGTTCAAACGGATGGCGCTTCAGAAACTCGGCAAGTAACGGTTCGGCAAGGTCAAGTCGCCCTTCCTGCGAATGCTTCAGGGCGGAATTTAAAAGATCAAAATCGGATTGGTTGAGTTTATCGGTGAACAAAAGGAACCTTCCTCCAAAGGTTGAGATTAAAGTCAGGCAACGAGAATATCGTTGCCTGACTTCAGTGATTAGGCGGGAGTCGATTGACCGACGACCGCTTCGATGATACTGTCAACGACAGCAGTGCCGCCGACGCCAACGGCGCAGTAAACGCGGATGTAGCGTTTATTGTCCGGGGCGAATCGGTGCGTCTGACGGAATCCCGCCGTGACGTTGCTGGCGGTGGTGGAACCGTTGACATAGTTCAGTACGAACGGTTCAAAGTTGTACTGGATCAGGTTGGTAGAGAATGCCGTATCATCCGCCGCCTGCGCGACGAAGGTGTAAGTGACGGCAGAAGTCGCAAGAGATGCGACAGTGGCGAAAACGGAAGCGACACGGCAGGTAAGGTCATAGCCGCGACGAGGACCGCCGCCGCCAACGTCTTTGGCGGAACCAACGGCAGTGACCGTCGCCGTCGTCGCATGGGTGATCGCGGTCGTGGAAAGCCAGATCGCGTTAACATCAAAAGCCATTTTGTAATCTCCTCTCGTGCGTTCTCGCACGAGTATAGGGGAGAACCTGTCTCCCCTACTTTTATGTGAATGACCTACGAGGTCTGAATCGACTGGATTCGGGCGATGGAACGGTTGTTCGGTTGCCACAGACCACACGCCCAATCGATCAGGACGTTGTACTGCGTACCGTTGGTGGGGTCGAGTCCGAGGAACTGCGGTTTCAGGGGTTGCTTCTGCCACCCTTCAAACAACCCTGCTCCGTAGCGCACAAAGTACAGGGAGGCGTACTTGGAACCCGTCGCCCACGTACCGCCGGTGAGCGTTTCGTCACCGAGGATGCGCGTAACCTGGTCGGCGCGGCGACCAATGTCGCGAATCTTCATCGCCTTGTAGGATTCAACCGGGCGGTCGAAGGCGTCTTTGGTAATGTCGAAACCTGCGCCTGCGCCCATGATGCGGATAGCGCGTTCCAGACGACGCTTTACAAGGTCGTTGGTGTACATGACAACGCCTTCGCCATCGGGAGCGCCCATGTAGTCAAGAGCGGTCTGGATGGAGGCGATAAAGTCGTTGGCGTTGGTTGCGGTCATGGACGCCGTTGCGACAATCGGAGAACCCGTACCCGCGCCTTCAATCCCAATCACCTTCATTTCGGTGGGAATGTTGTAGAGCGAAGGGTTGTCGAGTCGGTACTTGATTCCCGCCCATGCGTCCACGTCGCCGTTTGTCGGGTCGGTGGGGTCGTTCAGCAGGAAGCGGTAGTTGACTTCGTACTTCAAAGCCTCCATGTAGGCGTTGATCTCGTTCTGCAACGGATCGCCGATGGTCATGTCGTCATTGATTAACTGCGCGTCAATCTGAATGACGTTGGACATGATCATCGCCTGCTCTTCGTAAGGAGTCGGGCGACCCTTCGTGGCGGAAGGGGCTTCGTTCAGACGTCGCCAACCGATTGTCGGCAGGGTTCCGTTAAGACCCGTAAAGCGGGAACCGCGCATCTTCAGGGAAGATTTCGTGGTGAAAGGAATGTCCTGCAAGATGTTGCCCGTCTGGTGCAGGGAAAAGGTGAGCTTCTGAATGAGCGGGTCGTTGCTAAGAACGGCATACTCAGACAGAGAGATAGCGTTGCTATCAGCGTTCGTAAGCGCCATTTGGTAATCTCCTCTCGTGCGTTCTCGCACGAGCGCCTGTTCCGCAGGGTGCGGTCAGGCATAAAAAAAGCCCCCCGGTTTAAACCGAGCGGGCATATCGCGCAAGTGTGCGCGAGGAAAGTCGTGTGAAAGTTATTCAGTTGTGCGATATTCAGTTTTTAGCGGGTAATCAGTACCCTTTCGGGCTTCCCATCCGTCCCATTTTTGGCATGGTTTTCTTGCCCATGACCGGGCTGATGCCTTTACCGCCGACAGGCTTGCCGGACGGGTTGATGCTTGCGTCAGGGCGCATCGGGTTGTTCTTGGGGGTCTTGGCAACCTTTGCCGGGGTGCAGGGCATTCCCTTGACAGTTTTTGCCATCACTTGCCACCTTTACCCTTGTAGTCTTTCGCCGCAGCGACCGAGCCGATACGGGAAACCGCGTACTGCTCCTTGTTGGCGACTTTGGAGTTGTTGCCTTTCATGGAAGGCAGTTTTGTTGCGGCGACTTTGGATTTCTCCGGCAATTTACCGAGGTTGCCCGTCTTCAGACCGGGATGCGTGACCATCTTGTACGCTCCGTTCATCACCGACCCGGCAGGGGAACCGGGGTTGTTGGAGTTGGACATGGAGGCGTAGTCGGGCGCGGATTTACCCTCCCGGCTTTTGCTGAGGGCGTTGTTCGCCGCAACACGTTTTGCGGAATGCGACACCGGAGCCGCCATTGCGCTATTGGAGAACGATTTCTTGATTGCCATAAGTGGCTCCTTTTTGCTTCTGGTTTATTTTTTGAGTCCGAACAGTTGGGAGTAACTGCCCTTGATACCCTGCTTCCAATCCACCGTCGTGGACGGGCGCGACCCTCCCTGACCGGGGCGCATCTGCGTGACGCCGCTTCCCTGCTTGCGTCCTGACGCTACCGGAGGGGCTTTCCTGGCTTTGGCGAGTTCTCTTGCCGCGTTGGTCTGCGCCGCTCCACTGGTGGCGGCAAGCGTCTCATGCACGACCTTTGCCGCTTTCAGAGGTTCAATGCCCTGAGAACGGAGCGCCTGATACATGGGTTGCCCCTGCGCGGCGATGACGGGGTACTGACTGATGGCTTTGGATTCCTGCGTTTGCGCCATCAATCGCGTCTGTTCCATCTGCGCCTGCTGTACCTGCTGGTTCAGCAGATGTACCTGCCACTGGAGGTTGCGCGTATTTTCATCAATGTAACCCTCGCTGAACTGCTCGTTCAGGTATGCGGCGACCTGTTGATTTTCGGCTTCGATGCGCTGCGCTTCCGCCTGCTGTGCAAGGTATTCCTGCAATTCTGTGGGGTTGCTGACGCCAAGCGCCTTGATCTGCTCGACAACGGGGTTCCATTGAGCGATGTCTTGTAATTCTTTGTTTTTCTGGATCAGGTCACGGATACGGTCTTGCGCCCGTTTACCAAGCCGTGCATCGTCTCCGGTAAACTTAAGCGGTTGCTCGTCGCCATCTGCGCCTTCTTCCTCTTCCCCGTACGTTTCGTCGCCCGCTTCAATATCGTCTGCGGCTTCGTCGTCGTCGGGGTCAATGGTAGGTTCGTACTCTAAGTCGTCACTGTCGTCCTGCGCCGTTTGCGATTCGGCGTTACGCGCATCAAGGAACAATTCCGACCAGGGTTTGTCTACCGCAATCAGGTGTTCGGGGTGATCCCCGGTGAACGCCGCCTCGACCGCTACGGAGTTCGTAGCGTTAGCGTCCGTGTTTAACGTAGGCATTTGGTGATCTTCTTTCTCGCGTCTATCGCACACACTTGTGCGAGGTGCGAAATAGGTAAAAAAGAACCTCGCCCGATTATCGGGCGAGGTTGAGACAGAAATGGAGTGAAACACAAGCCATCGTTTAACGTCTGGTGGCAAGACGAAAGCAATCGGGAGCGTTCAACTCCCTCTCTTACGCAAGCGTAAAATGCGCGGGCTAATCCGTATTGCTATTACTTTGCGTGTCGTTCGTCTATGCGGCGAAGAAACCGTTCCGTAAACCTTGCATCTGTGCGGAATGCATTCGCCTGACAGGGATACTTTGATCCTCCACGAACAAGATAATGCACAAACTCTTTCTTATCCCCTAAGTGCATGACTTCAGGGAACCCGTCACGGCAGTAAGGGCAAAGGAACGCTTTGATCTCGTTGTACGAAAACATCGGTTCATCGCTGATTGAACGGGCAATGTTTTGTTGGTTGAAAGGGCGTATTGCTCCCGCTTCACGGTACAATTGCGCCCACGATTTATTGACCGCATCCAGTACGATAGGGGAAACGACGCCATCCTGATTTTCGTCTGTCATTTTCCGCTTCCTCCAAAGCGTTTACCTCGCTCCCTTTTGCGGCGCTTGTGGCGATTGCGTGATGCCGTAGTGCCGCTTCGCCATTTCCGCTCTTAGGTCAAGTTCTTTCAGGGCTTCCGCCTGTTGAATCTGCAACGCCGACTGATGCTCGTTTCGTTGCATCTCCATCTGCACATCGGCTTGCTTGGTGGCAATGTTTTTTTGCGTGTTGATCTCGGCATTGTGTTGCGCGAGCGCCATCTGCTCGTCCATGCTCGGTCCTGTCGGCGCAGGCGGGGGAGCGGGCGGTGGCGGCGGGGGAGCGGGCGGTGGCGGCGGGGGAGTCGCGGCTTTGACGTACTCAATCAGTTGGTCGGCATTGGCAAGACCGGACGCCCGAAGGAACGGGATTGCGCCGGGATTCATCGGGTTCAATGCGCCCGCCGTATTCAATGCCATCGCCTTGTTGAACTTGTCGTCAGGCGTCTCGTTCATGGCGGAACCCGGCACAACGCGCACATGGAACGCTCCGCCATCTCTTAGCGCTTCAAGGCTTTGCAGACCGAGCGCGGCGGATTTACCGGCAGGATTGCCTTGCGGCATTCCCGGCATACCACCGGGCATCGGCGGCATCGGCATTCCCATTGACGGGTCACTCATAGAGGGCGCTTGCCCACCCATCGGTGAAGTCATATCCATCCCCATCGGTGACGGCATCCCCTGCGGCATCTGAGGCGGCATTGGAGAAGGCATCGGAGGCGTCTGCGGCATCCCCATCGGTTGTGTCGGTGACGATTGGTTGTCCGATTGGGAGGCGAATGCCAGAAGGAACGGGGAGGGGGCGTACTGGATTTCGAGCGCTACTTCCCATTCCGCAATTTCCTTTGCGCTTCGCTCAATCTCGTTTCTGAGGTGCGCGTGTTGGGTCTGATCCGCCTTCTGGAGCATATTGACCGCCTGGGCGGGCGTCCCGGCAGGCGCAACGCCTTCGGACACGTCATGCACCCCTGCGATATCTCTCATGTCCTGCTCAATGCGTTGCAAGAACGTGAATCGGGTAGGGTTGATACCGGGCGCACGGACAATCTGCGGCGCGGGTCCTGCGGCGGGATTGTAGGAGATAGGAACGCGAGTGCGCGTGCCTTTCCGCCGTTGCATTCCCTCCGGTCCCACATTAGAACCTTCGGGCGCTACTTCGTAGTCCACCTCGTTTTCCATCTGCTCAAGGATGGAGGAGTACACGCGGTTGTAGACCATCTGCGGTTCGACCAGTCGTTCCGCAAGCGCCATTCCGTACACCGTGCCGCTTCGGTGCGCCCAAGACAGAGGCACAAGCGGCAAAGAGTCCTTTTTGTCGTAGGGGTAATCCGACAGGTGCAGAAGCGTGTTCCCGGCGACACAGGCGTATGCGCCCTTTGGTCGCTTGGCGTTGGGGAGTTCGTAGTAGTGGTACAGGACGGCGGCGTTCTTGTTGACTTTTGCCGCATACGTCCTTGTCGGAGACGCCCCAACGCCAACGCCACCGGACGAGTCAAGGTACTGATCCACGTACCCGGCAAGCCCTGCAGCGCTCATCACGGCATCCGGCTTGATACCTTTTGCCTTGTCGCCGAACCTGTCTAACAAATAACCAAGCGGTTTGACCTGCGCGACAATCGCCCGGTCAACCTCTGACCAGTCCTTGTAGATTCCCGGCACGTACACCGAGAAACCGGGCAAAATCTCCTCGCCAACGCCCCCGGCTTCCACCACTTCGGAACCCTGAACCACCGCTTGCGGCATACCGTCCTCGCCCATGACAACCTGTGAGTCGTCCATGACGGGCATACGCCGATCCATCTTGTCGTCCCAATACAGGTGAATGAACGACGTGGTGGATTTCAATGCCCATGAGACGCGCCGCTTGGTCTGCGTAGACCTGTCATACAATGCCGAGTAATGCTGATGGATCGCTTCCGCCGTCTGCGCCGCTTTTACGTCCTTCTCGTTGTCCGTAATGGGCAAGAACTGTACGTCAGGCGCGGTCTGCGTGGCGAGGCTTTCCACCTTGTCAATCAGTCCCGCCATACGGTTGACGGTCATGTACCTTGTGTACTCGTCCTCGTTAATCAGGCGACGAAGAAACTGCCCGTTTGACGATTTGTAGAGCCACTGCCGTGATTCATAGAACGCCAGGGACAACGCCCAATCAAGTTCCAGCAGATACCGGGAGTCGGCAAAGATTTTGAACTGACTTTGGACGTAGTTGACCCACTTTCGTTTCTGTGCGTCGTTTGCGGCATCGGGAACCTCGCCTTCAGGAGCGTCAGGGTCAAGGATTTCCTCCTTGTTGTCCTCGGACATTACTGCCTTGCTCGGATTGCCGTAGGTGTTATTTTTTTGCCCTCGGTCAAAGACTTTGAGTTGGGGTATGGCAAATCGCAAGGCGTGTGTCTCCGATGCTTTTGGCGAACATCGCGCAGGTGTGCGCGAGAGGCAATAAAAAACCCCTCCTGAGCGTCCAGGAAAGGTCTGTGTCAAACGTTAAGTCGTTGGGTCAGTTAGCGCAGAAGGTGGTCGCAGTCCAAGTCATCATCAATCATGTCATCGTCAATCATGTCATCGTCAATCAGGGAATCATTCGTTTGGGTATCAGGCATGGTTACTTATCCTCCGAGTAGGCGTCGGGTCGCGGTTCGCCCTCACGTCGGATATTCCCGCAGTCAGCATACGCCATGAGCATATCCCGGCGCGAGTATTTGTCAGGGTTGTAGTTGCCCCGTCCCAAACCAAGTTTGATCTGATCCAGCGTGAACTGCTCGCCTTCGGTCAGCGCAACGTCAAACGCATTCTTTGCAGACTTGCCCGCTTTGCCGATCTTCGCCGCAAGCGGTCGCTCTCCCAAGAGTTCCACAAGGATAGGGTAGCATTCAGGGCGCACGGTAATCACATAGGGCGTCAATTCTGCAACGTCGCCCGCAAATTCAATTGTCTCCTCGCCCGTCACATCGTCTTTTGTCATAGTCGCCTTAATCGGTTGGTTCCGCATCAGATATAGTCTCTCCCTCGTTGCCTGCTCTGGTAATGCCGGATGACCTCCCACACGGCAAGCAGTCGTTGATAGGGCGTCACGTCCTTGCCTTCCGCTCCGTCGTTACCCGGCAACGATTCTTGCACATGACCCATCAGGGCGCACAGGATAGTCAACAGGCATACAATTCGCCGAAGTAGCCACAGAATGCCACACAGGGCAATCAGGACGGCAAGAACGGTGTATATCATTTACCTTTCGCCGCCCTTATGTTGTCCACAAGGTTCGGGTACGGGCGTCCCGCCGCCTTAGCCGTCGCCTTCGCGCTTGATTTCTGCTTGGGCGTCAATGGCGTCGATTTTTTCTCTCGCGCATACCTGCGCGATGGGTAGGGAGTTTCCCACACAGGTTTTTTCATTAGCAGTTCCATGCTCTCAGAGATTTGTTGATACGGCTATCGGGGTCTTTGGCGGTTTTCTCGGACGTCAACTTTGCCTTCATCCCTGACATTCGAGCGCAGAAAGACGCCTTGCGCCCTGCATCCGCTTTTGTCTTAGGGTTGGGCGCAGGAGGTTTCAAGTTATGCCCTTCCGCCTTCGCCGAGGCGCGACCTTTAGCGTTCAATCCGCCGTTCGGGTTTTTACCCTCGTTTCGTTGCCATGCAGGAGTCTTTGCCATAATTAAGCCGCCATTCCTAACTTCTGAGCGGTCAGGTTCTTGTACGAACGCGCCTGCCTGAAATCATGGCAGGCGACGGCGATGACTTTTGTCGCCTGATCGCGCAGACAGGTCACTTCCGCCACCAAATCCGTCTCGTCAGGCTGAATCTCAAGCGCGATACTGCCGTCAATCAGTGGCGCAACACGAACGGTAAACTCCTCGTACCGCGCCACGCCTCCGTTTTTCACAATGTCCGTGATGGTTTTCGCCATTACAAATAATCCCTCCCCCTGAGCCTATTTTCTGCGTCGAATTTCTTTTCGCCAATCA